CCTTCTTTTTCAGCAACTTTTTCAGCTGTTTTTGCACCTTCTTTTTCAAGAGCTTTTGCTCCTTCTTTTTCAGCAACTTTTTCAGCTTCCTTTTCGGCTGCTTTCTCGGCTTCCTTTTCGGCTGCTTTTTCAGCAGTTTTTCCTTTATTCTTAAAATGGTCCCATAGCTCTCCTAAACCACCTAATATACCTGCTCCTGCAAGAGCTGCAGCTGCGTTGTTATTATCTTTTTTATCTTCGGTAGGTTTTTTATTATTATCTGTTTTATTAAACCAATTTTTTAAAAGCTCTAAAATACTATGCGTGTCTTTTGCTTCTTGATCTTCGTCCTTTTCAAGCTGACTTTCTTTTGAAATAAAAGATGTCTCCCCGGGTTGTAGTGTTGTTGTAGTAGCAGGTGCTCCCGGGGGATTACTATTGGTATCCTTTGGCTGTTGTAGAATTGATGATGCTTTTGGATCAATTACCGTAGCTACTTTAATTGTAAATTCATTTAATCTGTTAATTAACTTATCAATTGATTCTTTAGATGCTTTTTCGAAGCCTACTTCATTTTTACGTTCAACAAAATCTTTAACTTTATTAGTAGCTTTTTCACCAGCTTGTTTACCTAAACCGGTAATCTCTTTTCCAAAATCAATAATAGCATCTACACCGAAATGCTTTGCTAAGTTAAACTTTTCTCCGTCTTCTTTTTTATCGCCATGCTCTTTCTTATCAGTATCTTCTTTCTTTGCTTTATCTGAAACATCTGATTGTACTGATACAGGTACTGCAGGGGTTGGTGTAACTTCTTTTTTAGTCGGTAAAACTAGTTGTACATTATCTAAACCTGTATTGTCTTTTTTTGCTAAGGAAGGCTGAGATGGAATAGCGTTTCTTTTTAAATCAAAAATCTTTGAGATATTACCTACAAATTGTTCTAACAATCCTTGAGATTTTACAATAGGTTCCTTATAGGTCTCAACAGTAGGAGAACTCTTTAAATCAGGAGAAGACAGTACATCCTGTACAGGTTTTTCCGGAGTTTCAGCCATATATATTATTTAAACTACATTACGTAGTAAATAACCTTAGGTCATAATCGATTTTACTGTTTTCGTCTATCGTTAAAAGCTTAGTCTTTATCTGCTTAATGCTATCAATATATGAAATAACTCTATTTAAAATACTTACAGGTAATGTTGAGATTGTAGGTATCCAGTTTTCTTTATTATTTTCCTGAGTATATGTATTAGCATCAACAACTATACTATCTATATACTTTGATAACTCAGCAACAAAAATAATATTTAAAATACTCTTTAGAGCTTCAACGTCAGTAACTTCTTGATCCAAGGTATTACAGGAATAACTAATATAATTTTCTTCTGTTAAAAGATTCGGTACCTTACAAACTACCTTAATACCTCCTTCTTCTATCTCTAAAAGATCTGGATGATTTAGTGCTTTTATTTCATCAATTTTTGAAGATATATCCTTATCGTTATAGGTAGATGATATATCATTAATTCTTATTTTTAATGCAATACAAAGTTTGTCTAGTTCTGTTAAGGTATTAACATCAAAATTATCTGTGATTATATTTTTACGTATAGTGTTTGTTAGTTCTTGCTGAAAACCTAAATCAAAATACGAATTTTTTGCTACGGTATCTACAAAATCACTAAATTGTGCAATAATAAGAGGTTTAAATTTTAAATTTGACTTAATAGATGGAACATATACCTCATACGCCCTCGAAGCGTTTATTTCATTTAGTGTATCAATTAAATTATTTGTTTCCATGTTAATATATATTATATTGTCGGGAAACTTGCAAATTGTTCGTCTCCGGTATCAGTTTGTTCTTCAGAGGGTGAACTCTCTTTTATACTAGCTTCAAGATTTTTAGCAAAAATTTTAAATTCACCTGGTGTACAGTTTTCTAAATACTCTAAAGAAATATTAGCGTATTTTGCTAGATAAAACATATCACTATAAAATACACTTAAATCATCTCCGAATAGAAGTTGTATTAAAAAATACTGTTCATCTAATTTTATATCGTAAGGTATACAAAACTGCTCAACATTAGTCTTAAAAAAGAAAATATCTTTTAATATTTTAGCAATTTCTTTTTCGTAATTTCTAATATTTGTTAAAGCAGATGGTGTTAGTATTTTAACAATTTGTAAAATATCATCTGATGTGGTAAACACATTATCGTTAATAGTAATTTTTTTAATAAAAAATGTGTAACTAGATGTATCTTCAATTATTTTTTTATAGTTCGGCAAACCAACAGTCAAAGCAATACCACCGTCAAAAAATAATGTATCTTTATTTGTTAATAGCTTAGATAAGCTTTCTAATGTATTATATAAATTAACAGACAAGTTTGTTTTTTTATCGCTATCTTTATTAGACATAATAAGTGGTAGATAACCGCTTACATTGATAGCTCTTATATAGATTAAAAGAATAAAATACTCTACAAAATTTAAGTTATTAACTTCATCTAAGGTAAGATTAGTAATCTTACTAATAACGTTATTTAAATTATTTAAAACTTCTAAATCAAATGTATCACTAAGTAATGCTTTAAGAATTACTTTATAAAGTCTAACAGGTAATTCATAGCAGTATATATCCTTTTCTATAAAAGGAACTTTACTGATATATTTTTCCATTTTCTATTTATTAGAACTACTTTGAAGATGCTAGAAAAGCGTTCTTACTCGAATCAATTGTGTAGTAATAATATGTAAATGTAGCATTCTTTCTTATAGCTTGAGTATAAGGAGCGTATGTAAACTCGTGACCATCAACAGAAACAGGACAAGCACCGTAAAATGTTATTGTTTCTAAAATAGTAGGAGGGTTATCTTTTGTTGTGATACCTAATTTATAAAGAACCATATTTGTTCTATACGTCTGTTCAGGTGGACGAGCAATTAACCCTAAATGGCTTGTCATTATTACCCAAGGTCTAATAACATTATCAACGAAATCGACATTTGTCTCAAGAAATGATACTGTTACTTGTTGAGGGTCATTTCTACCTAAACCAATGTAGCTACGTATTAAACCGTTTCTCTGTACACCTTCACCTTGAAGTGTCATACTTTCGTTAGGTAATAGTATACTCTGGGCAAACATACAACAAACTTTATTATAGTTATCACTAGCAACTGTATCAAATGCTTTATCTATCTGCCAGTTATTGCTATTGGGTTCGTATTTATTAACCTGTTTAATAACCGACGGAATACCGTTTATATAATATGAATTGGATTTACCGCTTGTATCGTCACTATTACCACTCCACACAAGTACCCATTGAGCTCCCTTAGGCAACGTACCTGCTGGAGAAGTTAATACATTTTGAAAAAACGTTGGTACTAAACCTTTATATGCTTCACTTGTATTACTCGTGTTAATTTTTTTATCACTAACTTGAGGTGTGTTGTTATCGGTTAGTTGTAATTGGTTATTGGGTTTGGCTGAAGACGTCTTTTTTTCAGTAAAACTAATATCTTTATTTTGAGTAGCGTCTGTAGGTGGTACATTAGTACCAGTTAAAGATATTTGTGAAGTAGGTATACTTGCAGTTGGTATTTCACCGTTAGTTACCGGTGTAATATCATTTAATTTATTAGGCGGTATACTTGCAGATGTAATACCAGGTGGTACCGTTTCGGTGGCCGAGGCTGTAGAGGGTACAACGTTACCATGTAAAGGTGTACTATTATTAACAGGTCGTTTAGCCTCTAAATAGGTACTGGACTGAAAGGATGTTGTTGAGGTTGTAGCTGGAGCTAATTGTAAAGACTTTGTTACAAAAGAATCAGGAGTAACAGCACTTCCTCCAATTACAGGTGGTTTAGTGTCTATTAATGTCTGCTGTGCATTTTGAATAACTACCGGCGGAACAGGGGTAGTGGGTATATTACTTGTAAATAATATATCGTTAGGGGTTACCGGTATTAAATTTAACGCAATATTGTTTCTTGCGATTTCGTACGAATTAGGTAGCGGTAGGTTGGTAGTTTCTATTTTATCAGATAAATTACCTACCGGTGGTGTACCTACATACTGTAATGGTGTTTTTGAGTGCTGTACCCCTATTTCGTTAATAGCGGGGTTTAATATACTCGGCGGAGTAGACGTATAATACGCTGAAGATGTTCCCTGAATGTCAGGAGGGGTAACTTTCTGAACAGGTAGCGGTATACCGGTAATTAAAAGGTCTGGTACCACAACAGGTGGTACGTTAAACTCGTCTGTTACCGGTACGTCTTTCTTAGTCTGAGTACTAAGAAAGTTAGGATCAATAATATTGATTGACGGATCTACTGACATGATATGTAATAATATTTATATTACATATCCTATGTAATACCTATCAATTAAACTACTACACCACCGGGAAGACCGGGTGTTGTATTACCTGCAAGGGAAACAGGGCGTAGCTGCCAATACTGATATGCAAGGGTAGCTGTTACTGTTTGAATTGTACCTGTGTCACCGATGTTGTAAGCCATTTCACCGATATTCTGTACATATGCACCTACAAGGTTGTAAACACGGATACCGTTATTTTGCTTATCAAGTAGCTCTAATGTAATGACGGAATCAGGTCCAGGGGTATTGTAGTTACCTGTGCTTGTACTTTCGTCAAACGTATTTAGAGTTACCTGCTCAAGTACACCACGAATATCGTAGTTAGCATCACTTCGGAATGTAACATTCCAAGCAGCAGAATTAGGGTATGAAGCAGTACCGGGTACGTTAAACTGAAGTCCCATGAAAGGAACCTGTACGTTGTTAATTGTACGGCCTGGTAGAGCAGCTGACTCAACATAAACGAGAGCGTTTTCGTTGAATTGTGTGTTAGCTAAGGTATGTACACGAAATTGGAATTTACGTGCAAAGTCTTTAGCTGTTGCTACTCTATAGAAATCGGAGATGTTTTGGCTCATATGTTTAAATTATTTATATTAGATTAACTCAGAGAAGTTTTGACCTGTTCTAGTTGCGATAAAGTTAACTAAGATAAATTCTGCAGCCTTGACGGGCTTGAGGTAAATATCTACTGCTAACTCGTTACGATCGATAACGTCAGGTGTATTGTTTCTGGTATCGCAAACAATTAGGTAATCATAAAGACCCTGTGTGTTCTTTGCTAAGTTAAAGATTGGCGAGATTGTATTTATAACACGTGTACGTGTGTAATCTGTATTAGGTTCAAATACGAAGTACTTGATTGTATTTTGTACAGCACGTTCAAGTGTTAAGAATAGACGTCTTACGTTTACACGGTCAAACGCTGAGGGCTTAGCCTGCTGTGTCTTCTGACCGTATACAACATAACCTCCACTACTAAAGTAAGCGATTGGGTTAACAGAGATTAGATAGAGGTAATCTCTTTGCTTCTGGTTCGGATTAACAGCAATGTCTGTTACCCCTGTAAGTATACCGCGATTTAGACCAGCTGGCGCAAACCAAGGCTGTGTCGCAGCGTCACTTCTGGAGTAGATTGCACTTACGAACCCAGATGCTGGTAACCATGCGAAGGTATCAGAATAGGAATCGTAAGATTTTAACCAGTTACCGTAAACGGCGGAGTAATTACTATCAGCTCTGCTAATTGCAGCTTGTAGAGGGGTATATACATTCTGTGTAAATGTATTACCTTTGATAGATAATACCTTAGTGTCCTTACCTGTTACGAAGATCTGACGTAGAGGATCAGCAATAAACATACAATCCTTACGAGTCTGTTCACAGAAGTCGTTAAACAGTCCCCAGAGAGCTAACCATCTTTGTGTATATTGATCCTCACCTGTGTACCCGAAGTCTGAAATGTACTTAGTGTCATCAAAGTCTTGTGCAGTATCAAATGTTGTAGTATGTTGACCTGTTGCTGTATTAGCAAAAATGGTACTAAGACCAGCATCAGCAATAAGATCTACTTTAATATCTTCTGGTGAGTTAATTAAACGTAATGCGTTGTTTACCTTAGTATAAACATTACCAATGTGCTTATTATCTTGATTTAGATAACTAGGTAGATACACACCAACAGGGTATACAGCGTTCGTATTTGCTTGTAATTGAACATTACCTTTTGTAATATCAGTTTGTGTACCCCATAGATTTGTACGTGCAAATGCTGGATTTACATGTAATGTGATATTTGCAGAGCTACCATCGATAATATCTTGTAGATAGAAGGATCTTAGGTTACCGCCCTTGGAATCAGCTATCTTACGGTTTTGGTTGAAAGACCCTACATAGGTTTCAACAGGGGAGATAACTAGCTGAGAAGGATCGTAGATAGAGCTACGTACCTTGAAAAGATTAATAGTTACGCAATCGTTGTAACCTGCTTGACTAAAGTCAAAGCTAAAAGCACGCTCAATTTGCTGTGATACACTCTGCGAGCCAGGTGAAAGTTGACCTGCAGATAACTCAAAACCTAAAGAACCACCTTGACTCTTTGGTAATACAGGAGCAAAAGCATCTGCACCTGTTAGTGTATTAAAAGATGTAACAGCAACGAAATCGCTATTAGGACCAAACTGAGTATTATCTGTTACAGTTAGATAATAACCTTGGAACTGTTCGTCAATTGTAGTCTGGCTATTATTGAGAACGATGAACCCTGCATTAGCTACATTTGTTGTAGATGACCAACTTGCTGTTGCTGGAGCAAATGTCTGAGTTGTTGATAAAGTTGTTGAAGTAACAGATTTATTGAATGTAAAGGTATATGTACCGCTTAATGCGCCTACGTTGAACACTTCTGTGAATGATTCAGGAACAATATTTGCAGCTAATTGAACAGCAGTTATTGCTCCGATTGTGGACATCGCAGCTGATGTTGGAACTGTTACTGATGAAACAGAATAACCTGTTGTTGTAGTTACTGTTGTAACAGGTGCTTGACCGTTGTTAAATCCGCTCCAATTAACATTACCGTTAAGAATATCAGTATGTTCTTTTTCAGTTAATGTAACGTGTGTAGGTGTACCAATTGTAAAGGAACCGTTGGCAGAAGCTACAGGGAAGAATAAAGCACTATATGTTGAAGCAGCAAAACCGTAACCGCTACCAGAACCATAAGGAAGACGGGTTGTTAATAGGTTACCTGGTGAATTTAAAACTTGCTTACAGGAATAATAGAAATAACGCTCAGCAGGTGTAGTTGGGGTACCGAAAATAGTATCTAAATCGGCAGCTGTTGTAACCTGAATGACTTCGTCAGTAGGTCCTTGAGGAGCAAAACCGGCTATAAATGTAGTTGTACCGTTTACAATGTTTTGATAATTAGATAAATCTGTTTCAATTATCTGTACACCAGGTGAGTTAATAGTTAGTGCCATAAAATTATATTGTTGTAATAATATTTATGCTAGACCTGGATATTTTTTACGGTTGGGCTATCTCAGGATTTAAAATATTTATTTCAAATTCACTGTATTGAAACGAAACAGATGAATTTAATAAGGTAGCGTCTTGATAACTATAGTTTATACTACCTAAAGTTGTAATAAAAGCATTGTGGTATATAAATTGTATCGCTTTTTGGTTGTATTCGTTTAAGCCGTAGATAGTTAGATTAGTCTGGTACTCAGTTAACGTACCGTTTTTAAGCGCATTAGCATTAATATTCGGCGGAATATCAAATAAATTACCTCCATAGATACTTTCATCGAAAGTATTTAAAACATTTAACCATAACCACATTGTGTAATAGTTTGCGTATGCGTTATCTACAATAAAATTAACTGCGAGAGGTGCATATTGTGGTCGAGCATGACTCGAAACATTATAATTTTGGCCTGAGTATGGTATTGTTACAGCAGGTACATTAATATCCGGTACAACAGCTCCGAATACACTAATCTCCAGAGGTTCGATAGATAGATTTTTTGCTTTAAACTGTTTTTTTAAAATACTGGGTAGATCTAGTACTAGTAAAAATTTATCTTTACTAGATCTATTTAAAACAGATTGCTGTGTTGGATTTGATGTATATTGCATTTACTAAAAAGGCTTCCAACCATCTGCTAATAATGACTCAAAACTATGATCATCTAAATAGTATGAATCATCATCAGAAATTAACGGTTTGTAGCCATTAGTATTTATATCAGATAATGATGCACTTAACCTTGATGTTATATCTCTTAAAATATAGAGATCAGGATCGGGATCATAGTATTGCCCGTAGCTTAATTCAGATGGTTTATTTTGTTCATCAAAATTATTAACTGTAAAATACTGCTGACAGATATCTGGTTCTAGAATAAAAAGAGCCCAAACAAGAGACATTACACGGTCATCAAAAAATTTATCACTTTGTTTTCTATACGTTCCGTTTGGATATCTAATAAACGTTTCTAGTTCTTTAATTGTATCGACATCGTTTATCTTTACAACCTGTAGAAAGTTTAACCAGTATCTCATATTTGATACTGCTGCAAATCTTAGATTATTATGACTTAGTACACCGAGATGCCTAGTTGTACCAGCTGAGCCTGTATTTGAAAGCTTAGAGTAACTTACGATTTTTTCATATTGTAAGTTATTGTATAGTGCATCTATTACCTGAGCACCACAGTTATTACGTTCAATAAGGAGCGGTGGTCTTCCCCAAGAATCTGATAAGTTAAAAAGCTTATTAGCAAAATGATACGGCTCAACAATATTTGTACTGTAAACCGCAACCTGTTTTATGTTTGTAAGATCAGTAACATCCAGTATTTGTGCAACGGAAGCAGCACGACCTATACCCTCACCTACGTCAACACCTACAACGTATAGCTTTGTTGGATCTGGTAGCTCAAATACTTTATACGCACCTGACTCGCAATCCCATATTACAGGTTTTTTTGTTTCTTTGTATTGTTCAATTACTGAAGCACCTACTGCAGAGTTTGCAGCGTCTAAGAATGTATTACCAAACTCTTGTTGAAAAGCTTCTTCAGAACCTAAAGCAGAAATCATCTGCTTCTTCCATTTCTCACCTCGACCTGGTACATCCCACCAGTCAATTCTTTCAGCATGCCAACCGTTTGTGCCTTTTTCAGCTTCAGAATAAATTTCATAAAACTTATTACCTGTACCGTTAGGGGTACTAACCATAAAGATCTTAGTTGTTTTACCTGATGAAATAATAGGTATAACAGACTTCCAAAACTCTTCCATGAAGTTTTGATCAATAAATGCAGCTTCGTCAATACAGAGAATGTTAGCAGTATCACCTCTTGCTGCTGTAGATGTTGTAGTACTGATACCGATACTCGAACCATTATCAAATGTTACACCTGTCTTACCGTACTCTTTAACACCGGGTTTAAGATAGTTTGGTAATAACTCGTAAGCGAGACGTATTTTTTTAAAAATATTAATTGCTGTTGACTCTTTGTTAGCAACAATCATTACTCTTTTATCAGGCTGAAAGCAAGTATTCCACAACGCGTAAATAGTAGTAATAGTTGTTTTACCAACCTGTCTGGAAGCTAGTACACAAACAAAACGATTATCTGCGAGACTCTTAAGAGCTTTTTTCTGTGCTTTGTAAAGCTCAATTTTTTGTTTACCACGATCAGCTTCTACTATATAGAAATGATTTTCAGCAAAATGAATTATGTTTTCAGAGCACTTCTTAATCTCTCTGATCATTGTCGGTGTAAATTCAAACACCGCATTTTCTTTTGGTATGTTTTTATCTCCGCGATAAAATTGACTTTCGTCTATTGGATCTCCTTCTGTCATAACCTTTAATTAATCGTTGTTATTACTAACAATATTAATTAAGGTAGTTCTTAAATGCTCAACTAATGCATCTCTATCATGCGGATTATTTGCATGAAATATATGAACTTTTTCACCGTTAAAATCATAACCTAAAATAATAAATGCTTTTAGATACTCAGTAGCAATATTATCTAAGTGCTCAAGATCTTGAAGCTTGTAAAGTTTGGACGATTCTGTTTCTCCAAACCTCGCGAAGGCTTCCTTTATAACATCTTGTATATTTACACCGCTAAGATTAGGTAGAGTAATCTCTTTTTTCTTAGCAGAAGATTTTCTTTTCTTGGGTTGATCTTCTGCAGGCATTTTAAATATTTAACTAACCTTTTCTATTTTACCAACTCTATCATGGTAGCCTGCAGCCTTGTTGTTAATGTTATACTTAACAAGTTGTTCAATTAGGATCTCGAAAGAGCTAGTCTTAATCTTAAGACGTCCAGGTATAAACTGACCTCCATCATACAGCTCAAAGTATGACTCACCAATAAAAGGATCATTAATGTAGCAAGTACAAAATATAGATGCAACACCTGGGTCAATGACTATTGTCCAAGCACGAGGATCAGTATCTGCATAATCATTAAAAAGTTTATGAGCATAATATCCGTTGTCACGAAATCTCTTTAATGTGTAACCTAGTGTGGTGAGTTTGTTTGACATATTGTAATTTATGGTATTGTTTACTATTTTACCAGCGCAGAAATAATAAACTTAATAGAAGTATTTTCGTCTTCAATTTCAAAGAGTGAAATCTTTAACGTGTTGTTAACTTTAACAACAAAATGATCTGCTTTGATACCTGCTAGCATTCTAATACTTTCTAGATTGAACGGTAATGAGTTTTTAATAGGTTCACCTTCGAAGTCATTAGTTACAAAATATGTAATACTGTTGATATTTTGTCTCTCGTGATCATTAAGCTCTGCGTATACTTGATTATCTTTGCTATAAAAGTATACCTTTTCAGAATCTGTAGCAATAGAACTACCTTTTAGTATTTCATTAAATCTATTAACAGGTAATTTAAATGTAGAATCAAACTTAAGATTTTTAATCTTTTCAGGGTTAAGACTATTTTTTTGTATATAACTATCCTCTAAAAGATAATACTTAAATCTGATATTATTAGTATCGTAAACAAGATGATTATCTTGTAAAGTTAATCTAATAATTTTATCCTCAATACAATCAATAAGTCGTACAAATTTTTTAACATCAGGTAGATTGAGTCTTAAAATACCCTTTAAGAGGCTCGGTAGGCGTAGTTCAGCATAAAGCACTACACTACTACCATCCTGAGAACTACACAACGCATATAACCCTTTTTCATTAGGATATATTGCTACCGTGTCAGCCAACTTACTAATTGGCTGTAAAAATTTTGTAACAAAGACTTCTTTGTCGAGGATCAGGTCGTTGGCCACTTTTCTTCTAGAAGTTTGACAATTTCTCTTAAAGAGAGATCAATTGAGTTTAATACTTTATCTAGACCTGTATCAATTCTAGTAATTTTTTCACTATACTCTTCAAATGGTAAACTCATCTGAGGATCTGGAGGTATAGGCGGTAATACTTGTTGTACTGGTACGTAGTTTGGAATTTGTTGAGGTGTATTATTTACTTGAGCAGGTACTTGACCTGAAGAAAATATGTTTGAATGAGGCATTTCAATAGCCTGAGCTTCTCTCAAAGAGAGAGCTACTGCAGCTGCTACTTCCGGGGACGACGGTGTACCTACTACTGGTTTTGCAGAGTGCGACCCTCTAATAAAGCTTAGAGGGTCGATTTTATTCGCAGGTCCACCAGCTGGAAGAGATGTAGTATTTTCGTCTACTCTCTTAAGCTCAGAGCCAAATATCTTAGCAATAGTAGCTGTAGCTAATTGCTCGTCAAATGTGCTCATTACTTAAGTTCTCTTCCAGCGTTAATAACGGCTACTGCAACCGCAGTATGAATGGATTCGTAGTGATTAACAACTACTGAGTAGTCCTTAATACGGTTATCAAGCTCCTTATCGAGTTCTACGGCTACCTTACGTACCATATCCTCAACAAACACCGGATTCTCATACATGAGCTCGGTCTGATAAGCCTCATCAACTCGCTTAAGGGCGTTAATAATAGGTGCTGAAGCACTCTTCTCAACAATATCAATAAGATCTTCAATCCACATGATACCCTTTGACTCGTCAATCTCAACTGTAACATCAGCTACAGAACGTTGATTATGGGCGCCGTAATCAGAGATCTCCTTAGAGCAAGGACAGAGTGACGCGTACATTACATTAACAGTTAGGTACAGACGCTCCTTACCATCAATAAGACGACCTTCCATATTACCGCGGTAGTCCATATGAGATTCAATACCAGAGACAGGAGCCTTACGCTTAAGGAAGTAATCAAACTTAATCTTGACGTACGCATTATCTGACTTCAGACGAGACTTACACTCGTGAAGAAGATCCTTAATAACCTCGTGTACGTAATAACCGTCTTTCTGTAGTACCTCTTCAATAAGGATACGATAACGGGACATATTAGTACCTTTATTCTCTGAAGTAAGATCAGTATACATACTGAACTTACCTGAACCTTCATTAACAGTACCGTCCTTTCTAATAATCTTTACAGGCAACGTAGCGTCGCGTGTACCTACCTTAGGGATGTACTTGTTAGGGAACCCGTCCTTAGTATTCTGGATGTCGGGGATATCAGCGTTAGTTTTGATTCTAGGCATATGTGTATTATAGGTTAAAATTAGAGACCGGCAAGCAATTCTTTGAGTTTCGCATCAGTATCATCTTCAACAGGAGCTGAAGCAGTTTCAACACCCTTGAAAATATCTTCAACGTCTGCTTTCTTCTTTTCAACAACCGGGACAATTGGCTCATCTGCGATGTCTTCAATATCCTCATCAGCAACATCCTGTACGCAGAAGAAGTGCTGCTCAAGCATACGTTGAAGTTCTGCTGATGACTTAGGCTTATTAAGCTTCTCAAGATCAAAGATGTTCTTGTGAATCTCTTCGAGTCTCTTAGACTCTACACCTTCTAGCTTTGAAGGTGAGGTAAATTTAGAAGAGGTATATGTAGTCATCATACGATTACTACCTGTACCTGTACGGGATTCACACTTAATCTTGAAGGAACAACCTTCACCGACGTTAAAGATCTTAACACCGAACTCGTCAGCATCATCACCGTCGATTGCACTATTGATGATCTTCGCAAGCTCCTTACCGTAACGGATGATCTTAACCTTGCCTTCATTATCAGGATTAGTAGGATCTGAGATTACGTACGCGTTAACCATCCAATACTCCTTACGAGAAACGTCTCGAAGCTTATTCTTTTCTTCTTGTGTACCGGTATTGTATGTCTTGAGTACATAAGAGTCAATAGGGCAAGACTCACCGTAGGTAGAAGGACAAATGCCTGTAGTAAACTGGCCGTTGGCGTGACTCTTCCAAGAGTGATGATAGTAGTGATGAATTGTCTTCTTAGGTTCAAGAAGATTTGGTACAAGACGTACAACGTATGTCTTGCCTGCTTCGAACTTCATAATGTCCTTGTAGGGGTTATCCTTCTTGGAGATAGAAGCTTTGATTTCGTTGAATATATTATTATTGAATGTCATATGGTGTATTATACTAGTTGTTTTGTTTTGTTCAAGTTTTTATCTATAAAAAGTTTAATTTTTATAAACGCTTCCTGAAGAAAAGGTCTTAATTTACTTGAGTTCAAGTACTTCGATTTATAGTCAAAGTATCTTAATGCGAAATCACCTAAAAGTAATTCCTGTTCATCAGAAGGTATTTGATTTATTAAATCAGAAATGTTGGAAAATTCCATTAAAGAATACAAATTAATTTGTTTTTTCTTTATATGATACATCCATTCAGGCTCTATACCTTTTAAACAGAATGTAGGATACTCAGTTAAGTCAATACTATTATCAATACAGAACTTCGCTATAAATCTTAATGAGTCAGTTACATCTTCAATTTGACTATCAGGGGATTTATGCAATAGTTCTTGTTTATAAATTGTATACGATTTTAAAGCTCTGGGAGATGCAAAATAGCCCAAATCAAAATATTCTACATCCGGGTAAAGCTTATACGGAGCCATAAAATATGTATCAAGATCCAGATCTGGATATTTTGTAGCTAAAACAGCTATACGTTTTACAGAGATATATTTTGAATCATCCTCAAAACCTGTAAAATTATTTTTTAGCTTAAAAGGTTTATTTCGTAAAGAACGAGATACCGCTAAATGTTTGTTGTAAATTCTTTTTTCTAGTTCAGTCACTTTTTAATCGATTTTTTAAATAGTTTTTTTGTATTCTTCGATTTTATAAGCGCCGGGTAAAGTTGCAAGAGTCCTAATAGAGCTTCTTTAGTATTTTCTGAGCCTGTAACTTCTATAAAAAGTTCTCTTAATTCTAAATTCTCTAAAATTGAATTAAAAAATGTTGATGGGTTTATTCTTTTATTATGTAAAATAGAAAGATAAGAACCGAACACCAATACACCTCTAATGTATTCCTGAGAACATATCTGTTCAAGAGAGTTATTTTGAAATACAAAGTTCTCTAGGGTTTGTTCTGTTAACATATAATAACAACTATTTACATCAAAGTTGTTACTAAATCCATTTTTATGTTAATTGCTCTTCTAGCTTTTGTAATGCATTTTGAGCTTCAGATACTGCTAATTGAGGATTGTCTGTGCTAAAGAAATCAGGGTTAGTTTCAGTAAGAGTTAAGGTTTCATATTTAACCTTAAACGCACAATGACCGTAATTAGCGCCGAATCTGTTTTTAGTCATACCGAGCTTAATAACACCTAATTCTTTATCTTCATCTTCTTGCCAAAGCGAGCAAATAACATCACAGGTTGCAGCAAGACCAATACTCTCAGAAATGCCTTCCATACCTGGAGAAGATGTATTAAAAGCACCTCGATTAAGCTGCGATGCAGTAACAAACGGTATATTATATTTGAATGCTAGTGCACGTAATTGCTCTGCAATCTCTTTTACAGTTTCGTACGAGTTTTGGTTCTTTGTAGTTGGTTTAAGCAAGTTGATATAATCAATTACAACTACATCGGGTTTAAAATTATGATGTTGTAGTTTTGTCATATAACCGTCAATTTGACGCACGGTTACAGTTTTAGGAGGAAACTCCTTAATAACAAGCTTACTATCTAGCTGTGCTTTAATATTACGTACCTGATCTTTAAGTTCATCAGTATACATTTTTAATTCGTTGTGCGGTATCTGAGTAATCTGAGCACTAACCCTCTTAGCATACATATGCTCAGACATTTCAAGAGATATAAGAAGTACGTTCTTGTTTCTAAGAACATAATTAGCTGCTATATTACCTAAGAAAATACTCTTACCAATATTAACTTGACCTACTAAACAGTAGAGAGATTTAGGAAATAACCCACCTTCTATTTTCTCATCAAGAAACTTCCAACCTGTAGGAATAGGGTTATATATGGTGGTTAGCTCTTTAATATGTTCATCAATATCGTCAAAATACCAATGACCTAAATTCTCTGTTAAACTTATATTATAAGCTTTTTCAAATTGTTGTAAGATTTCTGCAGTGTCAGCTTTACCTTGTGCAAACTTATCTGCAGTATCAACAATAGTGTTATACAGACAACGCTCTTTTAAGAAATGCTCTGTATTAGCAAGCAATTCGTCTCGATTAAACTTATTATCGATACGCTTTAACTTATCTGCTACCTCGTTAAACGCTCTCTTCTCTTCATCAGAAGTTAAGCGAGTTTTAATTTCAGTGTGATTAGGTACTGCACCTCTTTCGGTAAAGAAAGAGGTTACTACCTTAAAAATAGTAGCGATATTTTTATCACTAAAATACGTAGGATCTACGTATTCTATAATAGTAGAGAGATATTCCTGACTTACTAACGAATTATATAGAATGATATTTTCGTAATAGTCAAGGTCGAGTTTGCTATTAGACATTAGCTATCGATATTATCGACTTCCTCTTCGAGATCTACTGTAGAACTCGTACCGTAACAAAGTTTTTCTTGAAGAGCCTTTTCAATGTCTGGCATAATCTTTTCCCAGAATTTAGCATCCTTTTCAAGATCTTTACGGTAACCAAGGCTTTCACCTTTATACAAAACAGTACGACCTGGCTTCTCAATAACTCCAAAAGCTTCTGCAATCTCAAAAAGACCAGCATGCTTATCAAGACCTGTCTTAAAGTTGAGATACAACTCAGTTTTAAGGTAAGAAGGCACAAAGCGGTTTTTTACTGTTAATGCACCTAGTGTAACACCTGAGATGTTGTGAGCAATAGCTACAGACTCTTCATTTGGATTATCACTCGCTTTTTCATTACGGGTGCTAAGTTGTACAAGCACAGAAGCAAGATAGATCGGGCCTTTACCACCGCTCTGTGTTTTAACAAGTGTCGGAAACATTTCCATGCCTTCATAGATATGGTTACTAAAGAGAATAGGTACTTTAGCTTTAGCAGCTTTATACGTAAGAATACGCATCATTGATTTAATAGCTTTTGCTCTTTGTCCTACATCTGCTGCATCCTTACCGGCTGCGGAATCTTTAATTTCTTTAGCACTAGCTAGATTACCTAGTGAATCAATAGCTACAATAAATTTTAAATCGGGGTTATTAGCCTTGATAACGTTATCAAGGAATGCGCACATTTGATTACGACAATCTTCAATTGTCTCAACAGGGTAATACTTAACTCGGGAAGTATCCATACCAGCGCCTTCAGCACTTTTCTTATCTACGGCAACCTCAGAGTCCCAAATAACAGGGATATAACCTTTCTTCTGAGCGTTAGCCATAATCTTATTCATAATAAGGGTTTTGCCAGCCATCGAGGGACCAGCAAAACCCGTAATACGTCCTCCAGGTATACCTTTATACATGGAGCCTGAAATAATAGCATTTAAGGCAAAAGACCCTGTATCGATCCAATCTTCTGCAGTTGATAGAGTTGCAGCATCGAGTACTGCAGCGTCTGGATTTAAATCATCAACAGATTTAAAAATATCTTTTAAATTCGAGAGGTCGTTTTTGTCTTTTGCCATAATGCGATATAATAGTATATCTTTAGATTAAGTCAATACTATTAATCCTCGAATAGCTTTACTACCTGAGGTTCACCCTGAGCAGGCTGAGGTGCTGCAGGAAGAGCAGCAAAGATCTGCTTATACTGAGCATCAAGCTTAAAGTCAAAGGCAATATCCTCAGACTCCGTAATAAGATTACGCTGATACTTCCAGTATGTAGCTTCTGTCTTATCAGCCTGAAACTCTCTAAAGAAGAGAGGCAGAATCTGAAGAGCCAGCTGACCGGTTTGCTGATTAGGCATTACCTGTACTACTGCGGGATTCTTGACTGTAAGAACAGCATCGGTTGTTCTCTCATCAACGCGCTCTGCAATAACAGTGCGGCCAATTGTGTCAAGGAATGTGATTAGTTTTGTTGTTTCGCTCATATCGTTAATATATTATATTGGTTTGTTGTGTAATTCTACTGCCCCATTGCTTTATTTGTGTATTTGTTCACGTTGAACAAAGCTTCGGGTAGTAGATCGGCTCTAGAAGCTCTTGCAGGATTAATATCCAGTGAACCTCTACGGGAGTAAAGAAGAGTAACACAGCAATCAGTTACTTCAGGATGCTTCATAATAGTTGTAAATAGTTTCTCAGCACAAAACTCATGAAATTCATTAACTTCACGGAGAGATACAATCTGCTTAAAAAGAGACTCCGGATCAACTGCCATGCCGTCTTTTGTCTTAATAAGAATATATGCTGCACCTGTATCCTTCTGTTTAGTATGACGGCAACGTGAACGAAGAGCATTAGTAAACCAGCGACTTGTTACGGGCTGATTGTCTTCTGGATGCAACTTATAAAACTTAAGATGATCTACCTGAGAGGAATAGTCAGTTATTTCAATAGAATCTGCTTTACCGTAGAGTTCCCAATAAAGATCGAGATATTCATCTTCGAACGCATTATACGAATTTACATCTGAACCTGACGGAAAGAAGCAAACATGTACAGGTGTCTGTAGAGCAGCTTCAAGATCTTTCTTAACTTGCTCTTCGTAGTTAACGATAGCTTCCTTAATAGAACTACCCATCTTACACATATCAAAAGAATTGAGATAGAGTTTAGCAGACTTTGACTCTACCATAAACTTTGACTCAGCAGGGTATGTATACTTTAACGTACCTGCTACAGGGTAGCCGTTATCGAGGAGAAATGTTGCTTCGTGGCAATGCCATGTATCAAAACCGACAAATTCATTGCCGGTAATACCGTGATCAGCTCTCGCTAATTCTCTTGGCATTGGATTAAGCAATGATGGATCAAATTGCTCGGTATAAATTGCGTACGAAGCTGAAGATCCAAGTGTCTTCGACGCAATATCAGTTAGGTTTGTTGTACTCATAATTCGTAAGGGTTGTTATATTCGTATTTTTGTGTTTCCCAGCGTTCAATAGAATTAAGCACTTGCATAACTCTATTTTCAACTGAACCTGAAATTCTAATAACAGGAACTTTATACGATTGTATAATAGCTTGAAACGATTGCACTACACATTCAAAGAAATCTCTATTAACAGTTCGTTGACCGTCTTCTACTAACGGCAATTCCGGTTCAACATAAAAAATAATATCATATCTATCAATCATTGCATAAAACAATTCTCTAATAGCACTCAGCACTTTTAAGTCTTTAACCAAAGACATTGAGTATGCATAACCATCTAAAGCACAACGATCGTAAATAATATTACCGTCTTCATTAAGACGCTGAAGATGTTTAGTCATAATAGCTAATTGAGTTACCTCATCACCATCCTCATTTATATTATAACCTGCCTCCTGCATACCTCTTGTTAAAGAAGTTTTAAAAGAAAAATCATCTAATAAACCGCTATCTTGTAACGCATTTACAAGAGTAGTTTTACCTTGACTATGAGCTCCTGAAATAGCTACCTTCATGCTGAATATAATAACCTCTTATTCAAAAATGTAAACCATAAATTTGTAGCATCCTTATGAAGTTTTTCTAAAACTTCAAACTCAAGTACCCCTTCTATAAGAATTGTACTATACTCTTCTATTTTACCGCCATCAAGTTCGGCAGTACAGCGATGAATTGTATTACCTGACCATTTCTGAAGTTCTTGTACAGCTCTTTTTTGAGGGTCCTTGCCTTTAAGATGAGGATGAAGCAAGAGATTAGCAGGATGTAGATTATATATTTCATACTCTTCACATATTTCACCCGGTATAATCCTCAACCATCCGTGTAACGTAACGAATGCGTTTTTAGGTATATGATGTTTATACTCTTCTATAGAAGGCGATTTACTAATTTGAAAAATTCTAGCTCCAAACTCGTTAATAAGTTTTTGATTAACGCCGTTTAAATCCTGTCTATTGGTTATAATAAGATCAGGTGTACGGTTAAGTTTCTTTGAAAGATTGTAAATCTCACTACCTGTTTGACTAAAAAAAGTTACCCAAGGTCTCATGATACGAACGTACAGAGCTTTTTAAATACGTGTGTGTTGTACAAAACATCAGTAATTTGTTCAGATGTTAATGTAGAGCTAATAAAATCAACAAGCTTTACTGACCATTTTTCATCTAATCCTCTAAGAAGACCGTAACGCTTACCTAAGATAGCTGCAACAATTGGGTTCGATGTGTCAATTGTTTCAATACATTTAAGATTTTGAAATCCAAACTCCCAGGGTACACTACATCCTAGTAGATGATGAGGTTTATCATGATTAATAATGCCGTCTCTATACAACCTTTCAATAAGACATATACGACCTAAAGCATAATTTGACCATTTATTAAATTTAAAATCTTTTAAAACGTCAGGTATCATATCTCCCCAGTCAAGTTCCTTTTGAACGCTCGCAAGATCAGGCCATTCGTTAAGATAAAAACTATAATCGAATGAAATAGCGATCTTATCTGCTATACTCGACATAAAACGATAACATTTTACAATCTCCTCATATGTCTTACCTTGAACAACACCTATTGTCTTACCTGGTAGTACAGAATATTTCTCAGTAAATTTTGCGTAGCTTTCGATTGTTTCTTCAGTATTTTCAAGTACATCTGGTACAATGTATTCAGTTGGTTTAAGACGAGATACCCAATAAGCGAATTCGTCAGAATCATATGCTGTACCTAACTCAAAAATTGAGTTGTCAAGAAGAACATGTCTGCCTTCTTTAACTGAATCTTCAAAGAACTTATAATATTCAGGATGCTCTTTAAATAGATGTACAAGCGCATAATCATAATCATTATAAGATTTTGATACATCTAGGAAAGATATAGGTGTCTCGTGGCTAATTAACATAAATATTGATCAATAATAATGTCTAACGAAGAAGATATCCAGTATATAATTGTAAAAAAATTAGTCTACGTGATAAAAGTAGGGCCTATTTATTTTTGGGATACAGCTGCTACAAATAAAGCTGAATGTCTTAGAAAAGGTTTACAGTTTTTTAAAGTAGAAAGTGAACATCTTTTAAAAATTAAAGGTGCTGAATTAATACGTTTATTTACAAAAGAAATTATAGCTCAAGATAATAAATCAAATAAGTCTGTTTGAACCTCTTTACCTATTTGTGGTAGTCTCCAACCGATAGCTTCATAAACACTTTCAATAGGTGGTACTACAATCTTACTAAACATCTTATCGTAATCAATTTTAATTGAATTAAATTCCTCTGGATATTCACTTGTAAATGCTATTGCATCTAACCCATACTTATTTTTAGAAGCGTAGAAGTATTTTATCTTTTGTCCTGATTTAATAGTCTCGTATTTGGTTTCGAGCTCTAACTCATTTAAAAGTAAATTATACGCAATAGATGCTTTTACGTGACAAGGAGTTGCTTTGTTAAATTTTGATAGAGATGCACCTTGTGAATACTTTTCGTATTCTTTTACAGATTTTCTAAAAGCAGCTTCTGCAACACTGAGTGTCTTAAACGTATCGTAAGCTTCTCTAAAAACTTCATTTGTCTTCTTAACATCTCTAGACAGGAAGGCTGTATTTACGGTTTTCTTAATTACCTCTTTTACTTTTTGAGGTGTTGTTGAGCGTGCAAGCTCAACACCTACATATTTAAATTTACTAACAGGTACCCCTTCATCATCAAGAATATGTAAGATATATCGTTTCTTTTGTAAGAAAGCTCCTACGTCAGCAATGGCTTCTCTCTTGAATACAAATCTCGGATCTGCTGAATTTAATTCTTCTCTAGCCCAGTCAAGAATTTTTGTACCTAAATGCTTATCAATTGCGTTGATAATTGTATGAGATTGCTCAGTAACAATATTATTGTCAGCAAGTTTGATATTAAGTTTATCAAGAATTGGCTGAATTGTAATGTATAACGAGTCAGTATCACCACTTAAGATTAATGAATTATCTGTTTTAAAAGTTTCTTTTGCAAATTCGTTAATAATATGTCCACCTGCTTTAGCTACAGCTTGACCTGTAAGTGTAATAGAGGATGCATTATCAATATCCATGAAAGCAGAATGCTTATTTGCAAACGTACCATAGATAGAATTTAGAAGAATTTTTAACGTATACTGTAGGGTATCGAAGTATTGTATAGAGGATGTTGTTTCTTTATCTTGCTTCTTTGTTTTCTTAAGCTCAAGCATTCTCTTACGAGCATAAACTCGCTCATCATAAATACTATTAATCAAATTAGGACAAACACCTTTAAACTTTTGAGAATATAGTACACCAGCTTTTGAAAGTGATACGTTTTCTGCTTTTAAGAATTGCTTGAGTTTATCAACAGTGATAGTAAATGTACCACCGTTGACAAGTTTAATTTGAACTTCTTTATCTACTTCAACATCTCCTGTTACTATTTTACCTAATTTAGTTTCAGGTGAAATGTTTAAAGTAATAATAGTGTTAGGGTATAGGGAGTTAACGTCAAAACTTACAATAGCTTCTTTGAGACCTCGTTCGGGATCTCTTACATAACCTCCTTCAAGAGCCTCTCTTTCAATTTCGTTTTTAAATGTAGGTATAATGTATCCTTGTTTTTGGGCTTGTAAAGTCATTGCACCTGTAACAATAGATACTTTACCGAGTGCGCGTTCAAAGTTTGTACATCCTTTGTATGCTAGTAGACGAATGATCTTAAGATAGTTAAGCTTATCTTCCATTTTACGTAGAAGATCGACGTCCTGAATATTGTAATCAACGAAGTTTTCCCAATCTGTTTCAGCTAATGTTGAAAGGTTTGTAGCGTTAATTGCAAGCTTACCTTCACCTAACTCGTATTCGGCAATATAATTCAACGAAAACGACTCTCTATCTCCTTTAGAGTAAGTCTTATAAATTTCCATGTAGTCTAAACAGCTAATACCTGTAATGTACCAGCGACCTACATCTTTACCGAACTTAGCAAAATTAGAACGGTAATTAAGTTCTCTTACTGGTGATAATTGTTTAATAAACTCTTCACCTAAGAGGTTTTTTGCTCTATTAATAATATACGGCACGTCAAACTGCTCGGTATTCCATCCTGTTAGAATATCTGGTGGATCCTTTTTCCAAAAATTAACAAACCGTTCAAATAGTTCTTCCTCGTTACTACACTTATAATATGTAACGTTATCTAGTTTAGGTGTATAGTCGTTCTTTAACCCCCAAGTGTGTATTTTACCTGTAATTGTATCAAGAATAGTAATGAGGGTAACAGGGTCTTTTGCTCGTTCGGGTATAGGAAATTCATTCGGTGAATACGTTTCAATATCGATAAAATAAACCTTAAGAGGAAACTTACTGAATTCCTCTTTATGTACATCCTCTTTGAAGGTTTCGATAAGAAACTGCTGATCTACAGGTAAATTACCAAAGAGTCTTGGGTTACCTGTATCTTGAACGAACTTATTACGTTCAAAAGAATTTCTAAATGAATGTCTTTTTAAAGGGGTTTTAAAAATAGAAACACCATCCTGAGCGCCTTCTTTTTCTGTATATAAGAACGGTATAAACGGTACTTCAGTATCTATACGCTGACCGTCTTCTGTCCAAGTTCTAAGATATACTAAACCGTCTTTAGGGTTATAAGATGCGTTTCTATACACACGCTAATAATAGACCGGTTTTAATTTGTTTCAAGATAATTTTGGATTTGTCTCAAGAAGATATGTTCTTTCATTAGAACCAAACGGCGTAAAATATGCTTCGTGATGTTTTCCGAGATTCTTTTCATCTTCAAGCCAGTAGTTATCAGTAAACGCACGTGACTTCTTACAAAGATCAGCATAACGAGTTTGATCTTTAAGAGCATATTTAATTTGATCAATAAACTCATCACCTGTCTTATACTTTAAGAGAGCATCCTTATATGTTACCATATCTGGACAAACACAAGGTAGACCCATTGCTCCTGCTTCTAATAATTTAATATTAGATTTAGCACGATTAAAATTATTATCTTGTAGGGCAGCGAATGTTAGCTGTGTACCTGACTCTGCCATAGAAGCCGGGAAGTCTGGTAACTGTACCCACTCCTTGTAAATAATTTCACCTGAATCAACAAACGGTTTTAACGGTAGGGGGTAGCAACCGTAAAACTGCCATTGATAATCCTTACGGGTCTTCATTACAGCATTAACTACATGTGCAAAATCGTCTGCTTGATTAACACGGTTAACTACGTCTACGTGTGTACCTGAAGCAAAAATTGAAATAACGGGTTTCTTTTTATTCTTTTCGTATCCTTTGATAAGCTTATCGAGGTTGTAATAGCGATCAAACCACCATTTCAATAGATAGTTCGGTATTACAGTCGTAGCTTTATTACCTGTTTTCTCAATAAAATAATCTCTCATGAAATCACATGTAACAGTAACCTCATCACACATGTTCATAATATCGAGAATAGATCCTCGAATCTCATCGCTCGTAAATGCATCTTTATTACGGTTGTAATCTGGAATATCTTCTCTAAAGACAATATCGTCGATTTCGTAAATAAGCTTAAAGCCGTTTTGCTTGGAAAGCTCTTTAAGAACTTTAACAAACTCTTTTTGAATTGGTGTTGCCTGGCGTTGAATTTTAACTGCCTGAATGCCCTGATAAAATCTAGGATCCAGAACCATCGTTGTTAATTCTAACACAACAGCTTTATTATAGAGATTAAGCATGGAGTTAGGAGCCATACAACGATAAAAACTACAGCCACCGTAATCAGCTAAATAATTTACAGCTCTTGGTAGATTTGCCCCAGGTATTTCAGGTGGAGGTAATTCAAAAGAACCTCTTGTAGGTACAGCACAAAATGTTGAAGGCATACCTAAAGGTAGGCCAACAGGTGCACCTATTGTTGTGTCTAAGCTAGTTCGTACGAGATTATAGTTGCTCATTGTTGTTTAATATATATGTAAAACCGTTTCTTTTTTCAAGCTGAATAATACTATCAACTTTACTGTTAATAGCGTTACTACGATGTGTTATAATATAACATCCTTCATTATATTTTTCAAGACGTTCACGTAATACTTTCATTACTAATTCAACACCTTTGTCGTCTAAAGAGGAATCGAGTAGTTCATCATAAAAAATAGTACTAAAATTAATATCGCCCTGTAAGCGTCTAATGTCTAGAAAAGCAAATAAACAGGCGAGGTCAATTCTTTTACGTTCACCACCAGAGAAGTTAAAATAAGATTTAACTTCGTTATTTTCATCGATAATTTGCTCATCAAAAAACTCGTTAAACTGACATAAGCAATTTGCATGTAGTGCATTTAAGTAGTGAGCTAATCTAGCATTCAATAGCTTTAATATTTTTTTTACAATATAAGCTTTAACTCCTTCCTCTGAAACAACAAATTTAACACTATCCAATACGTTTAAATTTAAATCTAACGCATCTATTTGTTGGATGTAGTTATTTTGCTCTATTGTTAAATTTTTAACGTTTTCTTCTAAAGAAGTGTTAGTTTCTTGTTTAACAGATTCGATATCTCTTAGAATCTCGTTATTACTTTCTTCAATAATATTAAGCTTATTTGTACAGATAATATTTTTATTTTTAAGATCTTTAATCTTATCTTTTTTATCTTGTAGTTCTCTAAATTGCTGTTTAATATACTTAATGTTTTCTTTAACATTATCGTATTGCTCTTGCCACTTGCTTACGTTTTTAGTGTACTGTACTTCTTTTTCTTTTAACTTATTAATAGCATCAGTTCTATGTGTCGTATCTTCTTCAGAGTATGGTCGTTGACACAGCTTACACGATGAACCTACCTTTTCAATCTCTTTAATATTGTTAATATTTGTTTCTAATTCGAACTTAGCAGTAGTTAACTGCTGTAATGTATTTGTATGCTCAGTATCTGCTGCAACTTGAAGCTCGTTTAGTTCTGTTTCTTTATTTGAAATAAGCTCTTCAATATTTACTGGTACATCAATTATACTATTTTTAAGTAGGGTATAATTGCTGTTATTGTTTTCAATTTTAACCTCAAGATCTTTTATTTTGTTTTGTTTATTAACATTGAACTGATTAAGTTGTACTAGATTAAATTCAAGAGTTTTATCAATTGTTGTTTTTTTAGCAAAAACTACATCATACTCTCTCTTCAACTCATTGTATTGCTCTCTAGCTTTTAAAAGCATCTCTGAAAACACTTCTAGATTAAGCGTGCTTTCGATAAATTTTCGTTTATCAACTTTAGACTGTGCCATAAAAGGTACAGTATTATTAATCGTCATTACAACAGTATTTTGAAATATTTTGCTAGTAGAGTTTACTAACTGTTGTATATACTCGTTTGTTTTAGGTAAAGTTGAACGCGTGACATCAACACCATCTTTTAAGATGGAACATTTTGTAGGTCCTAAGGACCGTGTTACGGTATAATTGTTTGTTATACCGTTTACGCTTATTTGTAATTCGAGTTTAACTTCGCAATGTTTTTTATTATAAGAGTTAACAATAAGATCTTTACTTAGTTCTCTAATCGTTGAACCGAATAACGCAAAATGCAATGCATCGACGACTGTCGATTTACCTACACCGTTTTTAGAATCTTCCTTATCGTAGTTAATGCCTGTAATGACATTAATACCTGATTGAAAGTTAATAACTATCGGTTCACTACCTACCGATAGAAAATTACGAACTGTAAGTGTTTTAAAGCTTATTACCCGCACATGAATATTGTATATGATACATTAATCATTGCTACTTTATTTTTTTACAATGTATGATGTAATACTTTGTCCGTTGTTTGTTGAATATACTTCACAAAATTCTATTTGGTTTTTTAAATTCAAAATTTGTTCTTCGGTTACATAAAAATTTTTATAATCTGAACAGTTAATGTTTTTAATATCTTTTAAAAGGCTTAAAGTTGTGCTTTCTGTTTTAGTTTCTAATAGACTTGTGTGTAAATCTTCTAATATGTAAATTCCTCCGCTTTTAAGTCTGTTAAAAATATTAACTATTGATACTTGCTGCTGAAGCATCGTATGACCTCCATCATCTATTATAAGGTCAAATTCTACTCCGTTAAAAACACTCTGTAAAAAATTAATATCTGTTTGATCGCCCTGTTCAATTACAATACGATCCTCTTGTAGGTATTTTCGATCTTCTATATCGAAACCGTATATTGTTGCTTTTGGAAAGTATTCTTTCCACATACGTAACGATTGGCCTAAGAAAACACCTATTTCTAAAATAGAAGTGTAAGTATTTCTAAAATTTGAAAGTTTTTCATTATATATTTGTGTAAAGTGATGGTTTACAGCTTTATCTGTACTACATTTTAGTCCTATTTCAGTTAATATGTCCATAAATTATACTATTTTTGTAAATCCTTCGGTGTTCCATTTTCTATAAAATACTTCTTGAGCATCAAGAAGTTTCTTTCTTACCTGATCTGATGTCTCTTCAGATTCGGGTTTATTTAGCCCGTGTTCAATTTGGGATGCTGTATTTAAAGCATGCGGTAATTTGTTTGCCTGTAGACAGCGTTCATAATCGTTATCTTGAAAATAAAAATCAAAACGCTCATCAAATTTACCAATAATATCAAAAACCTGTTTACGCATAAACAAACAAAAACCTAATAAAAATTTTGTTGTTTCATAACCAAAATATAAAGTATTATCTTCTGGGAAATCATTATATGTATTTCTATGCCAGGAACGATCTACCGGGCTTGCAGACATGAGAGTGTTAATTTTATTAAACGCAAATACCATGTTCTCAAGGCATTTTGGTTTTGTTATAACATCGTTATTTGAAATACAAATAAACTCTGATGTACAGTATGTCAAAGCTATATTAAGAAATTTGTTGTAATTGAAATCGTAAGGCGGTACAACACTAATAATTTTATTAGAAATATTTTTCCAAATAGAGTTATCAAAGTCTTTATTACTCTCAACCAGAATAATATTATTAATATACTGTTCTTCTTTAAGGTAAGACGTAATACATCTTAATACCATTTCATAATACTCACTATTTTTTGTATATGTAAGTATAATAATATCGATCATAGAGTTATACCTTCGAGGTGTTTTGTTTCTTGTGCGTATATACGCTGTACGTGCTGACCATGCATTAATATACCGACATTATTATGTGTTGCAGTACTACTTACGTCTATATCTTCATCCTTTTCGCCGTATTTACTAACATGCCAGGACATACCTTCGTAGTGTTTATATAGTACTCCGCTACCGTTATAGTTACCAATTTTTAATTTATGTTTTCTAATATCTTCGAAAAACGAAGAACCGATATCGTATCTCTTTTCTCCTCTACTCTTTTGTCTTTCAATATCAAAGAAATTAATATTATGATCTTTTACATGCTTAACGTTTATAAAACAATGCCAAGGATGTACTCTATTATATAGTTTTTTACCTGCACGGTCTCCTACTATTTCTCCCATTAGTGTTAAATCCATCTCTTTAAATTGTCTAAAGATTTCATCATGATTTGATAGAAAAATAACATCCGTATCTACTAGTAAAGCATAATCTGTTTTTACGTTTTTAAGTAAAATATCAACCGAAGGTCCGTGTATACCTCCTTTATTTTCAACAAATGGTATATTTGCTCTTTTGAGAATATCTTTTGTAAGATTATCTATAGAATTTTCACATATTAATATATTACATTCTGGGTGAAACGCTCTAAATGTTTTTAACATATTAGACGTAACAACAGGAGTGTTATATGAGCAAGATATAAGAGTTAAATTATCCATTTTGCTTATAAATTTCTTTTAAGGATTTTTTTACTAAATCAAGCGGGGTATCAGGTATGCCACCAGGTACGGTGCCATGCTTTTTAACAAAAATTTCATCAGCTGCTCTAACTATAGTTTGATGATCGCTTCTTGAACTAATTGTACTTGTTTGAAGAGTCCAAGGAATATCCTCTAGGTATTGATTTGAGTTTGCAATATCTGCAAAATACCAGAATGGCGGATGCATTCCTTTTTGTATAATTCTATAAGTGTGTTCTACGTGTTCACACGCGTTAAAAAATAACTCATCAATTAACCCTACTTCTTCAAGACACTTACGCGTATAAAAAGAAAACGCACCCACACAATGTGGATATAATGCAATTGAAAGATCCTCTGAATAGCTTATAACAGTTCTAGGGTTAGGGGTTTCGGATCTAAACATTTTATTCATAAGTCCGTGCTGACTATAATTAAAATGCTGTATACCTGTGCCTTTTGAAGCATCTATATATCTCTGAAAAACACTTTCATCCTTAATAAGGATATCATCTTCTATTAAGAAAATGTAATCGCAACCTTTTTCTAATAAAAGCTTTGTAGCATCATTTTTACTAATACCAACACCCTTATTGGTTTTATGCTGTATTAATGTAAAATTATCTTTATTCGGGTATAGATCATCACTGTAAGGCGTACCGTCATTTACAACTACAACATGTTGTATCTTATCAACAGGTATAGTTTTAAAACTCTTTTTAAAGTAATTCTCTCTATTGTATGTTACAATACCTATACCTATTTTATTATTTGTTTCCATTTTTAATTTCTTTTAGTTGTGGTTTAAGATCGTCAATACTAGGTATTAGCTGATCCCAGGGTAGTACATTATATTTGTATTTGTACCAGCCACTAGAGTACATCTCTAGAGTTTGTTTAGCAACTTTATCGTCCTTTTGAACGATATCAAATAACCAGGGTGTAGTCTTATCAATACTTGAAGGGTATAAGTTTGTACTTCCTAATCTAATTGCATAATCCATTGAGCATAATGAATCGTTAAGTCTTACATCTAAATAACCAATTTTATCTATTGCTTGTCTTGTAAAAACCTCTAAAACAACTTTTTGCTCGCTACCGTTGCTTACATTTATCTTAACACTACCATAATCTATAACAGTACCTGTTTTAAGAGGCCCTGTGAGGTAGTTGATACCAGTTGAAATAATAGTATTTACGTACTGTTCAGCTACAATTCTCAATGAATTAACAGATAAGGGAGGTAGTTCATTGTTTGTGTTGTATATAACAAAATACTGATACTGTTCGTTATCAATAAAGCGTCGTAGAAAGCTATTTTTAGTAGCGGTAACATTTTTACCTATAGAGGAAAAAAATATACCTGGTTCTTCTTCATTTTGAAGAGATGGCTTTGTAATAATACCAATTGCTATTTGATTATTCATTTGTTTGTTGTGATATTTTATATAGTTCTAAGCATTTATCTAGTATACTTCTTTTATCTACATCAGTTGTTAATAAATTAACAAATTCTTGTAACGCTGTTTCAATGTCGAAACTTAAATTTTCTAATTCTTCTCCTTCAACTTGTTTTTCTTCTAAGAGATTAAATTCAGTTCTTAAAGAGAGAGGTTTATACTGCGATATTTTTGTAATAATAGAATCAATATGTTGAGCGGTTAATTTGTTATCAACATAAAGACTAACTATATTGTTTCTTACTATCTCCTCAACATTCTTTATAGAACCGTCAAATATTTTTGCAGTATTAATTCTCTTATGCTTAGGTGAAAATGTATTTTCAATAAATTCAACATCTAGCGTATCTACATCTAATATCGAAACACCTTTTTGTTGATCTCTGTCTCCAAAATCTAACTCATGAGGTGAACCTAGATATAATATACTTTTACCACCAGGGTAGAACCTATGCTCTCTAAAATGAAAATGACCTGATATAACTAAATCAGCCTTATCATGTAAAAAGGTATTTTCAAAACCATGCTCACATACTTTATGTTGGTTCATTCTAAAATTAATAATATCAAAATGTCCAACTATAACATCACACTTAGGTATACTCTTAGCTTCAGTACCCCAAGGGCAAAATGTAAATGATTTATCTCTAATTTTAAAATTACGTAACTCTTCAAAAACTGTTACGTTCTTATTATTAAGAATAGAAATCGAATTAACGTCAGATTTATCTTTATAGAAGCAATCATGATTACCAGTTATTGCTACAATATTAAAATCTTCTAATATATTAAAAAATCTATTCGCAGCATGTATTGTGTTAACACCAATTAAATGTCTATCATGAAAGATATCTCCTGCAATAATAATATCTTTAATATTGCGTTCAAGTAATGTCGATTTTAACCAATAAGCAAATTTGATAGCTATATCATGCCAGGTCTGCGAGTTTTGATGTACACCTAAGTGTATATCACTTATACAGGCTATTTTTGGACCTGTGATATTATTCATCATTTGTTGCTAGTGAATCGTCATAGTGATCACTACCGTCATCTTCTCTGTGAGCATTTTTCTGATAGGGTATCTGACCACTCTCTGCTAGTAGTTCATAAACTTCATTTTGATATCTATGAATAGTTTCATGTTCTTTCTTTTCTTTTTTAATTCTATTTTGAAATGCTCTATAAGCTACTTTTGTAAAGTAAGAAAAAGGATTATACCCGCTATCACACTTAAATCTCTTTCTAGTTAAAGCAGTCATCATCTTAATGATCGCGTCCCCAATCATTTCTTCCTTATATGAATAGTTAATAAAGTTCTGTGCGTACCCTAGACGTGTACCGATCTTTTGAATCATGTCGGCTAGTTCATTCTTAAGATCGTTAGTTTTGTAGTACTCCTTTATAAGATTTTCCATCTCAATCGGGTCAACGTAATTTGGCTTAAGCTCTTCTTTAGTACGTCTGACTCTCTTCTTACCTTTTGTAATAGCTTTATCGTCTAGTATTTCATCTAGATCTGGCTCTTCGAATCCGACGAACGCATCTTTTTGTTTTTTAATCATAAAATTTAATCAATAATATACGATTGATATGTTTAATCAACTCTCCAGTAGCTCTTTTACAGTAAAATCTATACTTTCATTTGTGTATAGTTCTATTCTTTCCTGTAAATGAGAATTACCGTAACGTAGATTATCTCCTATATCAAAAATTGTAGCACGTTTTTTATTAGCGTGTAGACGAAGACTTCTACCTATGGATTGAATAATTTTTATCCTAGCTTTTCCAATAGCTGCAAACACAACATAGTGTAAGTTTTTAATATTAATACCGGTACTAAAAATTTTAGATATAGCAATACATACGATATTGTCGCTTGTCTCCATAAGTTCGCGTATTTTTTCTCTTTCATCTACCTCTACACCTCCATGTACAAAATAAACCATTTTATTAGTATTATTATAAAGTACGTTGTGTAGTTCTTCACCATGTGCGATACGATCAACCATAATGAGAATATTGTTTGATACACCATTAACGAGTTTAGTTATTACCTCATTACGAAATTTATTAGTTTGTAAAAATTGTATTTCTTCCTCATACCCTGCGGTAGGGTTAGACATAGACGGTGTTGTGAATGCAGGTAGATTTCTATAGTGTAACTTAAGTACAGCAACAGTAACGTCGGTTATATATTTTTGTTCTCTTAAATCTATCGACTTCTTTGTGTATATAATCTTACCTATCTTACCAAAAATATTCCATTGGTCCATTTTATTGTCGGGTAATGTACCTGTTAAACCGTAGCGAAACTTAGCAGGTATCTTGTCGATAACTTTATTTACTTTATTACCATGTTTAATCTTATGTACCTCATCAACAATAAGAAGGTCTATATCTTTAAGAGCTGATAAATCTTGTTTTTCAGATTGTAATATCTGAGCATTTGAAATAATAATTGAAGCGTTTGGATCTGGTTCATTACTACCTGTCCATTTTGTTACACTACTTTCTGGTATTCCGTACTCAATAAAATCACTAGATGTCTGAGTAGCTAACTGTAGATCAGGTACTAAAATTAATGTTTTACATTTATTAACTTGCTCCTGTATTGTACTAACAAGAGTAGCCATAACAAGAGTTTTACCTGCTGACGTAGGTAGAATTATAACACCACCTCTATTTTTTATAGCTGCTTTAATAGTTTCTTCCTGATAATCTCTTAATGGTAGATTAAGTTTTGCAATTTTATCCTCAAATAAAAAAGGCGGTTCGTACGCTTTCTTAAAAGCGTCACTTATTGTGATATCAAATTTAATTTCTAAACTTTGTAGATATTCAATTATTGTTGGTGCTAATCTAATCTCAAATCTACCTTGAGGTGTAATTACGTATTGTCTTGTTGAGGGACGATAACCTACTGCAAAACGTCTCTTAAAAGCTTGGTTTTTATCTTCAACAGAAAAATATTCTCTTATGTTAGGTAGATAATCAGTTGTAATTACACCCTTCTTTCTACCAAAATCATAATCAAATAAAACCTTCATTATGTTGTTTCAAGCTTAATAATTTCTATTAAGTTTTTTATATCGTAACTAACACTTCTAAAATTTGTTTCAACTTTACCTAGATACTCGACAAGTAATTCATTTTCTGCTATCTGATGATCTATTTTTGTAATAATTTCGTGATTGCTAGCTGCAATTTCCGCAGTCTTAGCAGTTATACCGACGGGTGATTCAGCTTTCATTTTTTCGCTAATTTTAGCGAGAGCTTGTTGGCGTAACTTGTTTAGCTTTATAACTTCCTGTTTATGGAACATAAGCCTACCAACCCAGTAATGTCTCGTAGCAGGTAGGTCTAACTGAACTTGCTTCATATTAAATTCATCAAGAGCGATCGATTTTTTAATCGCTTCCTCGTATGTCTGTAAAAGAGAGATAGTACTTTCCTGTTCCATCTCATTAATAATATGTGCTTTTAACCTTTTTACCACTAAATATTATATATGTCTTTGTTTGACAACATTGTTAATTCTATTTTAAAAGAAAGTGCTAATATATCTGGTGGTATTGGTAGTGCGTTTGGTCCGGGTGTAGGAGCGGAGGGAGCAACACAATTTTCAGCTGATACCTACGCAAGAGGAGATGCACGTATAGTTAAACCTTTAAGTAAAGGTGTAATCACTCGTAATGGAGTCGTAAAAACTGTATTTTCAACAGGTAAAAAAAGTAAAAAGAAACATTCCAGGCGCCGTAAACATAAAAGAAAGTAATGGAATACGGACATTGGATTGTAAGAGAAGGTGTTAGTATATCTGAGGGTACTTTTGGGTTTATATATGAAATTACCAATACTGTTTTAAATAAAAAGTATATAGGTAAGAAGCAGTGTACAAGTCGTATTAAACGTAAACCTCTTAAGGGTAAAACACGTAATAGAATAGAACATAAGGAATCTGATTGGAAGTTATACACAAGCTCCTCAAATGAACTAAATGAAGATATAGCAAAGTACGGAAAAGATAAGTTTTGTTTTGAAATTATAAAAGAATGTAATTCGAAGTGGGAATTAGCATATTATGAAATTAAAGAGCAACTCGATAAACAGGTTCTTTTAAGGGAAGACTACTATAACGGTATAATAAATGTAAGAATAGGTAGACCTCCTAAAAGTGCTAAGATTAAATAAAAGACATGAAGCAGGTTAATAGATGTATGTATTGTCAGAGTACGAGTTACGGTAGAGGTTGTAACTACGGTCCTCACGGTATACACTTTCATCCTGATGACACCAAGCTTTGTTCATATTGCGGTTCAACCAACTACGGTAATGGCTGCTTAACAAACCCTTTTGGTAAAGTACATATTCACGGAATAATGTATAATAATATGTTAAAAGAATCACTAGTTAACGGGTTTTATATGCACGAAATGTTTAAAGATCTTAAGGAATACCGAGCATACAAGTTAGGTATTATTGACGAGAGCGGAAATAAAATTAAAGAACCTATAACGGAAGAGGAGCGTGCTGCTTTCTCCCCTATAACCAAAAACTTTATTAAAATAAAGCGTTATTTGGGATCTAAGTTAGATCTTATTAACCGTGCAACAATCCTCGAAAAAGAAACAAAATTAAACTATAATAAGGAAGATCATAAAAAGCTGTTAAAGCATACAGATGAGTTTGAAAATGTTTTTGAACAGTTACATAGAGCAGTAGATGCAGCTCTAGAGGATGGTTTAACCCACGAGCAAATTGAAAGCTTGTTGCAGAAATAAATTTACATTATAATATGGGTATGAAAATAAAAGAATACCCTGATAAGAGGATTTGTACTATAGATTTCTATCCTCTATTAGAACAAGCTACTAAAGAAGTATTAACGGCTTGTAAGCGTTATAACATACCTCTTAATACTACCGGAAGGGGTTCAACAGATGTGTCCCGCTTTTTTTATCATTTTTGTTTAGAAAAGTTTCTAGAAGGGTACAAGAGCTGTAATTCAAAGTACCCTAAAGTACTGGTTTTTTACCCTATTACTAATGGTGTATTGAAGAATTTTGTTGACAAGGGACTTGATAAGGTCCTTAAGATATTACCCGTGCCTTGGTGTAAGGTAAAGAAGTTTGATTCACCGGATACGTCAACAGCTGCGCTAGGTGCAATTGAAAAGAATCGTAACGTAGCACAGAACTTAGACAAGTTTGCTAGATCGAATGAACTGTTTTCCTTCCTGAAGAAAAAATATAAAGTTTTTTTAAATGGTACAGTTGATTTAACTGAAGACCCCCAATAAGTGAATTAAAGACCCTTTAAGCCCCCTGAACAATTGTTTTTATGGAACTTTCAATAAATATATTATATGTCTAAATTCGCATCTGCTCTAAAATCTGTTTTTGAAGATATGGCTCTAGGAACACCTGCTCCTCAGGCCGGAAACTCTGCTGCAACCGCAAGTGCTCCTACTGCTACTGGTCCTGTTGCTACTTCTAATCCTCCTAATCAAACTTTAACTCCTAGTCCTTCTACTGGAGCACAGCCTAACCCTCTTAAAGCTGCAGCTGCTGTTACTGGTGCTAAGCCTAATTTACAAGCTAACGATCCTAACCTTTTAGCTTTTGCTAAATCTCAAAATTTAAATCCTCAAGATGTTTATAAAGCTTTAACATCTTCTGCTACTACCCATCAGCCTAACGTTCCTTAATGCACGAGGCTGTAATCAATCTGCTTAAGCTTCAGAACCAATTACGTATTTGTCATTGGCAAACGGATTCTTTTTCTGAGCACAAAGCTCTTGATAAAGCTTATAACGGCTTAAATGGTGTTATTGATGATCTTGTAGAAGTTTATCAAGGTAAGCACGGAAAGCTAAAGTTTAACGATACTATTGATTTAACTTTAGTTAACTATGAAGAGATATCTCTTCAGGATATCCTTCAAGATGTTTACGAGTATCTTCAAACAACATTTGTTGATGATATGGATCCAGAAATGGATACCGATCTTTTGAATATAAAAGACGAAGGTTTAGCTGTTATCAATCGTTTACGTTATCTTCTTACGCTTAAGTAATAGATAACATATGCTTTCTGAATCTTTTTTAAGTTTTTATAAAAACGGTTCGTATATTACCGAGGGAGGTAATGTATTCGGTACTACTCATCCTATTAAGAAAGAATATATTGATTCTACTTTAAAAGAATTTTATAAACAACTTATCGGTATTTTTCCTGAGGCTGATATTCATTTTAAAAGTATTCGTACTTTAGGTTCTGTTGGCAAGAAGCCTGAATCTGGAGATATTGATCTTGCTTTATCAGAAGATTCATTTAAAAATATTGATGATTGGGGTCTGAATAGATCTGAAGTAAAACATCTTTTTGATTCTTTTAAAAAGAAATCTAGAACCGCAACTGATGAACTTCTTCTAAAGAGAGCAGTTATTGTAGCAATTGCTGAAAAAATAAACGAAAGCGAATGTGATATAGTTACTGATATTAAGGGTTCCTCTGCAGGATCTCTTTTTTGTCAATTTCCACAATTTGATGATCAAGGTAACAAACTAGAAACATTTGTTCAAATTGATATTAATGTAGGAAATCTAGATTGGTTATCCTTTGCTTATCATTCTGCTACATATTCTGGTAATGTTAAAGGTTTACATCGTACCCAGCTTCTTGTTTCCCTCTTTTCACATAAAGGTTATACATTTTCACACAATTACGGTGTAAAAGATAGAGAAACTCAAGAAATTGCAGCCTCTACTCCTCAAGAAGCCATCGAACTTTTAAATAAACTATACAATATTGAGTTAACTCCTGATATTGCTGGAGATTACTTCAAATTAATGAATTATCTAAAGTATGAACTCTCACCTGAAGATCTTCATGCTGTATACGACACTTACTTACGAATTTTAGATAGTACAAGAGCTGATATACCTGAAGATTTACAGGAATATTGGAAAGAACATCAACAACGCTTAGGTCTTAAGGGTAAATTCTTACCTAATGAATCAAACCTAGCAAAATATAAAACAACATAATATGTCTGGAGTAGCAGGAGGTAATAGAATCAAAAGACAAGACGTATCTGATACGTTCAATGACTATGTTAGAAGGGTTTTGACAAGAATTCCTTCTTTTGTTAATGCTTCCTTATCAGGTAGTGTAAAAGTAGGTGCAAAAGATGATTACGGTGATCTAGACCTTATTGTTTTGTTTAAAGGTAAGGATAAAAAAGTGGTAAAACAGCAAATTATTGATGTTGTTCAATCTTTACCAGATGCCGTTATTGTACCTTTCAAAAATCCTCGCTATCAGGGTAGAAAATACTATAATGCTGGGGAATTAATATCCGTATTATTCCCTATTACAGGCCGTCCCGGAGAATTTATACAGGTTGATAATAATGTAGCTTTATCAGTTGAAGAGCACACATTTAAAAACAATTTTTTAGATTTACCTGCTGAAATTCAAGGACTTCTTATCGGTCTTACAAAAGTAGTAACACTCGAAGAAAAGCCTTCTGAGATTTTTAAAAAATTAGGTATTACAAATTTACCAAAATTAGCTAGTAATCAAGAATTTGAGTTTAATTTAAGCTCGGTCAATCTTTCTCTTAGAAAAGTTACTCTAGATGGATACAAAGAGTTATCCAGGGAAGTAGTTTGGAGTTCATCTGATTGGGAAAAAGTAAAATTACTTCTTAGTAAGTTCAATATCAATCTACCTTTTGAAGAGTTACTGAATAGTATTGCCAGACGCTTAACAAATCCAAGATCCAAAGCAAGAATTGCAGGAATCTTTAAGAGTATGGTGAGTGTTAAGTCAGGGGAGGTAGGTACCGCTAAGGGAGCAGGTAAAGAAAAAGCACTTCTTGCTGTAGCTCAAAAGCTTGCTGAATCTGTTGAAGAAAGTCAACAGGTTGTATCAATTTATGCCGGGGGGTTTAAACCACCTCATAAAGCACATTTTAGAAACGCACAAATTCTTGCAAACAAATCAAACAAATTAATAATTTTCATTGGACCGAAAATACGGGAAGGGTTAACAATAACACCTGAGCAATCTAAATCTATTTGGGAGGTATACACCAAGTATATTGATGTACCTACCGAGGTAAGTATTAGTAGTATCACACCAATTAGAGATACATACGAATGGATTGACTTAAATCAGTCAACTGTCAAACAGATCATTACCGGTACAACAAAAGAAGAGATGGGTAAGTTCTCAAGTATAGCTAAAAACGCTGAAAAATACCCTAAAGTTACCGTAGTTGAGTTACCGGTAATAACATACGGTGAAGATGAAAAATTCTCTGCAGGAGATATTAGAAAATCAGAAGATTATATCAAATCCGGTAGCTGGATACCTGCTGAGCTTAGTGAAGAGGATAAGAAAAAAGTTATTAATATAGCTCTACCGAAACAAGCGTTTAGAGAATATTTTAAGAAATAACTATAGTTGATAAAGAAATACGAGGTTATATAATAACCCGTAATGAACACCGCAGAAACGTTTTCTTTTACAAAAGATGAACTAAATCTTATTACTGAATCTCTCTTATTTTCATCATCTGTTAATATCTGTGCAGATTGGGATGAAAATTCAATTACTAGTATGCTAGAGCTCGCTAAGAAGATTAAGAAGCATACAAAAACTGATACTGATCTTAAAAATATTTACTTCTTAGAAGAAGAGAATTACGAAGAAAAGTGGACCGGTGATATTATTAAAAACTTTAAGGGAAAAATTAGAGTACTGGATTTAAGTAAAGCATAATATGTCTCAATACACATCTACTAAATTAATCGAGCTAGGCTCTTGTGCTTTTCGTCAATGGCGTGCTACCCACAGTCATTGCCAATATATTCACGGATATCGCTTAATGGCTAAGTTTTGGTTTGGTTGTGATTCTCTTGATGAGAAGAACTGGGCAGTTGACTTTGGAGGTCTTAAGGAGCTTAAGAAGATTCTTAACAATCAGTTTGACCACACCCTTTGTGTTGCTCAGGATGACCCTCTCCTAGAGGAGTTTAAGAAGCTAGATGATATTGGAGGTGTTCAACTCCGTATTATGGAATCAGTCGGTGTTGAAAAAACAGCCGAATGGTGCTTTAAAACAGCTAATGAGTTTGTAAAAAACCTAACACAGAATCGTTGCTGGGTAGAGAGTGTTGAAGTGTTCGAACACGAACAGAATTCTGCTATCTATTCTAAAGAAGATTTAACACTTAAAATAACACCTTCAGTAACTTCAACATCAAATACATTTTATGCCTCAGACCGACCAGGAGTCTAAACCTCTACTACTTAAACCTTACGCACCTGTAACAGGGGATGTATTTACAGAAGGTGAGTTCGGGTTTACTAAACTCGTAGCTTTACTTAGTGTACTTGTATATGCACTCATTTATAATATTATTTGTACACCTTTAGGGTGGATTGGTATTGTAATATCTGCAATTGGGTATAAACTGATATCAAAATAATATGGAAAATAATACATTAGAAATTTCAGAGCACTTCTACTCCGTACAATGTGAAGGTATCTCCACAGGTGTACCGGCGTATTTTATTCGTTTGAAAGGTTGTAATCTATCCTGTGGTTTTTCAGGTAAAGCTATTGTAGATCTTAAGCGTAATCTTGAAGAAGTTGAAGGTTATGTAGTAGGTGGTAATATAACTGGTGATTTACACAGTGAAGGTAAGGCAACATGGACATGTGATTCAGCACCTGTCTGGCTCAGAGGTGCTCATACTACATACGAGCAGCTAGTACAATCTTGGGTTGATCAAGGTATCCTAGATTGGATTCTAGATGGTACAATTCATCTTATCTGGACAGGAGGTGAACCTACAATACCTAAGCATCAAAAAGCAATTGTCGGTTTCTTGAAGTGGTTTGCTGACAAATATAAAACAGAAAAAGTTTATAGTGAGATTGAAACTAACGGTTCAATTGTTATTGAAGATAGTCTTCTTACTTGGCTAGATCAGATTAATTGCTCGGTTAAGCTTCATAATTCAGGCATGGATAAAGATAAGCGTATTAATGAACAGGCACTTCGCCGTATTAAGCTTCATCGCAATTATTCATTTAAGTTTGTAATCTCTGACGAGGAAGATTTAGTAGAAATTATTAGAGATTTTGTAGTACCTTTTGAAATACCTACTAACAGAATCTGTATGATGCCCGGACTAGATAGTCAAGAACATTACCATGAAAGGACACGTTTTGTTTTAGAGATGGCTAAGAAGTATGGTTTTAGAGGTTTATCACGTTTACATATTAGTGCTTGGGATCAAGCAACAGGTGTATGAAAATTGCTATAATAGGTACACATTGTAACGGTAAGACAACTCTTATTGAGGAATTTCTAAAGCGCTGGCCAATGTATAAGAAGCCAGCGAAGACGTATAGAGATTTCTTAAATGATAAGAAAATAAAAATTAATCAAAAAGGCACTAAAGAGAGCCAGAGAGCGATACTTGATGCACTTATTGATGAAGTACAAACGGCTTGCGGATCAGGAGATGAGTTTCTTATCTTTGATCGTTGTGTATTAGACAATCTTGTTTATTCACTTTGGCTTAATGCAAAAGGTAAAGTTGATGATAACTTTATTATGGATTGTAAGTTTCTAGTATCTGAAACAATTAAGCTTTTTGATATTATCTTTTACATACCTTTAAGAGAAGAAATTAAATTAGAGAAGAGAAAACATAGAGATATTGACCCTGTTTATCGAGAGGAAATTGATAATATATTCTCAGCGGTTATTGGTACATATCTTACTGGGTCAGGTATTTTCTTTCCGTTAAGTGATTGCCCGGCTGTTATTGAAATTGAAGGTCCGCCGGATCTAAGATGCGATCAAATACAGCTCTATATTAAAGATACAGGAAAAACGTATACAGAGGAAGATCCATCGTTAATTTATACATAATCATATTAAATATATGATATGTTGGATTTTAGGTCAATAGTACATGAAAAGCTCTTTTTAGAAGAAGAAGAGATAGCTTCGCCTCCTACCAGTACTGCAAGTGATGCTGAGATAACTTTTTTTAAGAAAATTAACACAGCTAATAGTTCAATTCCTCAAAAACAAGAAGATGTTAGGAAATTTGTACAAACACTTTTAAGTAAACAAAGCGATTATCAGGCTGTAAAGGATTTTATTCCTTATGAGGATTATCTACCTATAATAGACATTATCTATACCAGTCTAGGTAGTAAAGCAGGTTTTTTAGCAAGTAAAAGCCCAGATGGTACCTTAGATAAACTTTGGAATAACGTTAATGCTGCGCTAGATGCAAATCCTACTATTTTAAATAAACTTAAAAATAAAAATATTGATACGTACGTATATCAGGATACTGTTATAGAAGGAATGGCCAAGAATATTCTAGATTTTAAAAATAAGAGCTTAATAGCAGCAGCAGCTTATCAAACAATAGGTCCAATGTTTATTGTACCGGCCTTAGAATCAATTTTCGAAAAAAGACTTAGCGTCGAAACACAGTTAAAAATTTCAGGTAATAAAACAGGCTATGTAACACCGGATATTTACAGAAGCTTTATACAGGATATTTTTACACACTACACTGAATACAGTACAGGCGGAAAAAAAGTAGATGATAAAATACTTTCAGGTTTAACAGAAGCAGGTATAAACTATCAAGCTTTAATTTATATAGCAATTTCTACTATAAAATTTTATAATAACCTATTAGTAGATTTATTAACTAAATCGTTTGCAGAAGATGATCCTAAGCAAGATATAATCGGTAAATATCTAGAAAAGGAATTAGTAGATAACACTAATGCAAAAAAATATGCATTTCAGTTAGCGTTAACAGGTAAATTTAACTCTGATTTTGGAGTCAAAACCTCTGATATTGAAAAATCACCTGCTGGTAAACAACAATTTCCAGCATCACCAACACCAACACCAACTGCGTAAACATATATATGAGTAATTTATTTGATAAAATTATAAGCGAAATTTTGTTAGAAGGTAACGGTTATAATCGCGCCGCGCGAGGTGCCGGAGGCGGTAATCGCTCTAAGCAAAAAAGATACGGTGTAAAAAAATTCACACCGCCTGCTCCTGAGACTCCAACAGCACCTGTACAGGAAATTATCGATTATTCTAAAAATTTATACACACTTAACTTTATTGAAAGCTTAAAAGATACTGATGGTAATGTAATTATTACTAAGTTTAAAGAAATATGTTCTGGTGTTCAAGCTAAACCTGAAACACCAGGATTTGATTTTGGCATTTTCGGTAAAGGTTTAAACTTCTAATATGAGCAAAAAATTTAATACATTAGTAGAAAGCTTTTTCCCTACAACACTTAAGTTGGTAACAAGGGTTCGCTACCCGAAACAAATACAATTTAGTCAGGAGTTTCATGAAGCTTTAAAGAAAGAGTATCAGAGACTTCAAACAATTGAAGAAAAAGAAACCGAGCAGCAAATCGCTCCTATTAGAAATTACAGAGATAAATTTCTTAAAGCAGTAAATTTTTGTATTAGAGCTCTTTAACGTTTAAGCTTTAACTTAGCCTCGATACCTGAGTAAGCGTTATCAACGATATATTTGTACGGAAATTCGTTAAGTTGTAAACTCGTACATACTTCATTTATATCTTTAAATTTACTAAACTCTTTCGGCCAAATAAAGATCTTCTTACCAGAGTCAACAACTGATAATATCTTCTTATCTACTTCTTTATTATCTTTATCGTTATCGTAGACGTATATAAGCTCATGACCAAAGCAAGTATTGAGAAATTGTTCCTGCTTTTCTGTCGTTGATGTACCACCCATTGCTACTGCATTTCTAACAAACATAGCATCAATAGGTCCCTCAAAAATAAAGATATACGGTATATCTGAATCAATATTATTTTCGCCGTACAAACATTTTTCACCATACTTAGTTAGGTATTTTGGAAATGCATCACCGCACAATACTCTACTCTGATAGCTTTCTATTTTATTATTTTTAGAGTAAAAAGGTATAATAAGTCTATTCTTATGTACCTTGTCATCAAATGACATATAAAGAGCCTTAGGTCTATTTACTGCAGTTGTTAATCTTCTCTCTTGACAGTACGTTAACGCACTTTCAATTAACGGCCACTGACTCGTATCTTTAAAGAAATTACATTGATAGTCTTCAAACAAATTTATACTATCCTCCGGTATTGAAGGAACAGATTTAGTATATGTATTACTATTTTTTGAACTTACCGGGTCGGTAATTGTGTCATATGTTTTAGATTCTCTTAGAATCTCACTATAGCTTTTTTTACTTACCTCTTGAATCCAAGAAGACTCTTGCCAAGATCTACTACAGTTAAAGCAGTAAAAATACCTATCATTAGTAAAATAAAACAAACGCCGCTTACTGCCAGCCGAAGAGCCTTCATTACATATACAACATTCTGCATTGTAGCACCCCTGGTGTTTTTTGTAAGTAGGTCGCTTGCAGTAGGTATAGATGTTTTGTACAACATAACTTTGAGGTAGTAACTCCACCTCAATAGTATACTATATTTTTATAACTTATCTACGGGGAGCAGGCTGATTACCAGCTCCAGAAGCTAGATCACGAGAGCGCTTTGAGGAATTAATAAGATAACCATTTAAAACCTCTATAAGACTACGAACTTGTTCTGCAATCTTGATAATATCTGTGGATGTGTCTCTAGAGATACCAGCAAAAAGGCTACCAGCAACATCAATATCATTTACAAATTTCTGTAATGAATCACCTTTAGGGTTGTTTAAAGCATCAGCAAATTGTTCGAGCTTCTCAATCTGGGAGGAAAGATTACCAGCGTGCTCACCTGTACCGGTAGCAACAGGAGCAGGTTCTACACCATAGTTATCAGGAACAGGTTCATTTGTTGTTGAATCGTCTCCCTCTGAAGGTACCTGACCGTCGGTAGGAGGAGGTACATCTGTAGGAGCTGGAGCAGGAGGAGCAACTGTTTCATCTGCTTCAATTAATAGTGTATAAAGCTTCTTAAAGTCCATAAATTATATAATATTTATGTTATTATTTATTAATCTTGTTTGTATTGTAGTGAGTATTTTGTTTATTTGGAACAAGACAGATGCTTTTATAAGTTATTGTGAGTTATTAGGATGGTTTAAAACTACCATAAACAACTATAATTTAACATCTAATTTAAGTTTTCCACAGTTTTTATACGTTACCTATAAGCATAGTATGAAAAACAAATTGACGCTGTTCTCCCTAAAGCTAATAACTTGTCCTATATGTCTAGGTCTGTGGTTAAGCAGTATACTATGCTTACTTACAGGTGTATTTGCATACACGTTAATAGTTTTTATATTATCCGTAATACTATATTCTATTTTAGAACGCCTGTACTCTTAATATGTGTTAAAATATTCTCGATACGTTCCTGCATCGGGTTTAACTTAATGAGCTTATATTCAGTATTAATTACGTTAAACCAAATTACATAGGTATTTTTAATTTCTATTTTAGAATACTTTTCTATGAAATTTTTATACGCTGCAAGCTGCAAACTATAGGTATTAAATTCACAAACTTGTAGATCCGAAATAGGGTCATGATAAATTTCGTCAAATTTATTTGTAAAACGAATATCTTTATTTGTTTTATAGTCGTATATTTCAAAACCATTTACCTTTGGATTATACACTAATAAATCCATCATACCGCAAATACCTGTATCGTTAATATCACCGACAACTAATTCGTTTTTAATTGGCAGTAGATAGTTGTAGTCGTCGTAAAATTTATGAAACTGTTTAACCAGCTCTAATACTTCTTTGTTAAGATTTTCATGAACCTCTTCACCAATTTCTTTTATTACAGCGTCTCTATTATAAGGTATAACCTTATTATTGTAATAATTTTCAATATAGTTATGAAGAATTGTACCTTTCCATGTGGAGTACAAATTATTAATTCTCCACGTTTCTAAAATCTCTTCAGGTGTAACGCCGAGCTGTTGCGCTTTAATATTTGACCATTTTACTTTATCGAACTTAGGCTTATACTTTTCTAGTAATCCTGTTACAGATAAAGAAGGCGCAGGTCTTCCTTTAATTAGATATCTATGATTGTGATGTAAAAATGTAATTGCATCAAATACACGCAAGCTTTGTAGTTCTTCAAACATTATTTTAATCTCTTAATAGGGCAGCAACAATGCTTGTATATATTACAACCACCGCAATGACGACCGTTATCAAGGTAGATATGAGGTCTTGCGCATGCAAAATGAGTAATTGACTTTACATCATCCGGGTTTGTCATATCCAAAAACTTAGGATCACCTTTAGGTTTTAGGATATATTTCGAGGGATTAGGATCATTAATAAAATCGTTCAAAGCTTTTCTTTGAGCTCTCCTCTTAGCTCGCTCTCTATTTTTAATCTTAGGAGCATAACATTTCAAATACTTAAGAGGTAGCTCGGTATTATCCCTGTATTTGTATTTGTTACGAATTTCAATATCTGTGAATCCGTCTTTAAGCATCTTTCTTGCATCCTTACAAACGTAGTATTGTACATACTCAGACGAAGAAGGAAACTTAAGCTTAATAGCCTGCTTCTCAAGCATTGCTTTACTAATTTTAAATTCCTGACCAGTAAGAATACAAATAACAACTGGCTTACGAGGACGCTTGAGCACTCTCTCTTTTTTAACCTTAACTGGTTTTGTTTTAACAGGCTTAGGCTTAACAGTCTTAACCTTCGTAGGTTTAACTTTCTTTTTCTTTTTAATCATAAATAAAATATATGCCCATCATTAAAGGAAATAAAGCAAAAAGTAAAAAATCAATTGCTAAAAATATTAAAACCGAGCTAAAAGCAGGTAAGCCTAAAAAACAAGCAGTAGCCATTGCTTTAAGTTTAGCGGGTAAAAAGAAGAAAACTGTCAAGGAATCTTTTGACAGTGTAGTTGCTTCTATACTTGGTGAATAAAAGAAAAACGGCCGGATTTCTCCGGCCGTTTCTTAAGTTAAGAACAATTAGCGATTACCCTTAACGCGTGCCCAACGACCCTTGTTGTCACGTACGTTGTAGTAGCGTGCACGGAGGAGGGCAGTATTGGTACGATCAACGAAACCAAGGAACTCGTACTTGGAAGGGTTGATGTAGTTCTCCACGATGCTCTCCCTCATGGTACGAGGCATTGCGGAATCGACGTCAAAGTTAGCAATCTCGCTAACATTCTTTGTTGTGATGGTGTTGTTTGTCATAACGATTTTTATAATAGAAGCTGCTTTCTATTATTCAACTGAAAAACCAATAATTCTTTTTTCACTCTTAACGTCACCATGTACGTTTTCTACTTCGGCATTGTAAATTTCAGCCAAAGACATAGGCTCTGTAACTTTAACTTTAAGCTTCATCTTCTTAACAAGCTTTTGTGCTGTTTTTACAGAAAGTTTATCAAATTGATATTCTTTCTTAAGTCTTCCCTTACGTAAGAGAGCTTGATCGAGTTCATGTCTCGGGTTATTGTAAGTTGCAATAATTGAGATATTAAAAATATCCCCCATCATACCGTCTGTAAGGTTTAGAATAGTAGAAACTAGGGACGATTGATCACCACCCTCTCTTTGAAGAAGTGCTTTCTCAGCATCTTCAATAATTAGAATACTAGATTTTTTATCAAGAAGTGCAGGTAGAAAGGACGGATCAACAATTGCATCAATAAAGTTTGTCGGTACGTAAATCATATTACGCTTAACAACTGATGAAAGGTATTTGATATAAGTTGTCTTACCTGTACCAGGGTCGCCATGAAACAAATACAAACCGCTTTTGTTCTTGTTTAACTCTTCAACGATCTCATCATGCACTTTTTCTAATTCTGGCTCATAATGAGTTGTAATATCATATGTTTCAGGTAAAACAACTTCAAAAGGTTCAAAATTAAAACCACTAGCTGTTTTTATAATTGTATGAATTACAGCTTTATAATTTGGTTTATAGATAAATTCTTCAAAGTCTTCTAAAGGCGGACGAACACCTGGAGGATGATAAAAACGTAGAACATAATACTGTTCTTTAGTGTTATTAACACTTCTTTGTTCAGCCATTTCAATTTCAATAACAATATTTTCTTTGTATAGATATGTACCTCTGTATTGTGCATCCCCATCTTCTTCCCACGTTAAACCTCCGTCATCTACATAACCTGAAGCTCCTTTACTAAGTTCATTAGGTACAAAAATCCAATCAGAAATTAGCTTACCTTTTTCTTTAATTATTTCTACTGCATTAAAACTATATTGAAATGAAGAGTTGTACACACAAGGACAGCATTTAAATCTTTCCATAAAGAAAGATCCAACAGGCAATATATGGGTTGTGTGACTTTTTGTAAAAAAATCATGAGACTTATCAAAGATTAAAGGATCGCCGTCTCCTGAGATGGTAATTTTTTTCATTTTAATGTAACGTAGTTGATATACTTTAAGGACGATAAATCATTACCGCCAGCGTAACTTATAGAAGACTGTAGTGACTGTTTAATTTCTGCTAAACGTTGCTCAAGGGTAACTCCCTGCTCAAGCTCTAACAGCGTACCTTCAATATGTTTATTTTCTTTCTTTGCTGAAAAACTTGCAGAACCAAAATACACTTTACGTCCATTTACAGTAGGAGCAGGAGAATCAGCACATGATGCAAATAATGAACCTGCCATGGTTATTGTAGCACCAGCGGAAATAGCTTTAGCAATATCACCGTAATATCTAATACCTCCATCTGCAATAATAGGAATACATGCTTCCTTGGCACAATTTTGTACAGCCGTGAACATCGGTATATGAAAACCGGTTTGCAGTCTTGTGGTACATGCTCTACCAGGCCCGATCCCTACTTTCAAGGCATTAGCTCCCCAATTAGTTAAATCAGTTACTGCTTCAGGAGTAGTAATATTACCTGCTATAATAAAAGTATTCGGAAAAAATAGTTTGATATAATCAATCATCCTACGAACTTTTTCGTGATGACCGTGAGCTACATCAATAGTAATATAATCGACCCTTAATCTATCATCGTAAATTCTATTTAACTCATCGTAACTATCCTGATTAACACCAGTACTGATACTAATAATATGATGACCTAAATCATTAAATTTTAAAACAAACGGGTAGGTAATCTTGTTAAAACGATGCATTACATAAAAGTAATTGTTTAAACTCATCCATCCTGCCCAGTCCTCACTTATTACCGTTTCCATATTTGACGGTACAATAGGAAGTTTGAAATTGTAGTTTCCTAATCTTACAGATGTATCAGCTAGAGATCTACTCTCAAGTTGAGAGTATTGAGGTACGAGGTAAACATCGTCGTAACAGAGAGCTGGCTTAACATTCATAAGTGTGTAAAATTACACCTATGATTTTACGTACAATAATCATATTATCAACCTGTTTATTAACAGGCTGTCTTTCACTACAAAAAGATGATTACGGTAACACTTGCTTAGGAAATAAAATACTTACACTTAAGGGAGTAGTCAATACAGAAGATTACAGAATAACCCCTCAAAAACCTCCAGGTCTAGATAACACAGTTACAATATTTTTTTAAGAAAAAAAAAAAGGGCCCGTAAGGGCCCTTTTTTAGGTTATATGTTCTTAGGCTCCTACGGGAGTAAGAAACGGGTTAGGCGCCATTGAAGCAAGATCCGGTCCAGAGAAGAACAGATCGGATGCAAGACGGTTGATCTCCATACGTGTAGCAATCTCCTCATCCGTAAGCTTATGAGTAGCCGTATGGGTGAGCTGATTGAACAGATCGTAACTGTTAATGTTTGAGTTAGCAGATGCCAACCAGCGATTGTTTTGCTTCTTAACATCCACCCCGATTGAAGCATAACGAGTCTTGATAACTTCGTCGTTAAAGACTTCTGCAGCGAGTTCCTTATCGTAGTTTGCAACAACAGCCTTAGCAGCATAAAACTCCCTCAAAGAGGCGTTATTGCTACGAAGACGGTTACAACCCTGTTGAATCTCTTCCTTGTACCCTTCACCGCCTAGGTAACGTCCAATCTGACGATCGAAAGTCTTCTGTGTGAGTTCAGTGCTTGAAACAAAACGCTGAGCCATACGATGAACAGCTTGCATGCCGTTCGAGCAAACAAGTCGCAGAAAGTAAGGATAGGATTGAAGTTTATTGAGTGACATACTCAAGCCAAATCCGCCTTTCCAGAGATCTTGACCGTCACCGAAGACGTCGATATCAGCGTTAGGGTTCTTAAAGTCAATATTAATTGAAATATTAACAGGGTCAAAGTTCATACTACGAAGTTCTAGATCTACGTTTGTACCTCGAAGATACTCCTCAGTAAAGCGAAGACCGTTAGTAAGATCTACCGGTTTCTCTTCGGTAGACTCATGATTTAGGATGCGAGTAATATATTGATCTTTATGATTTACTACTGCAGTTACAACTTTATTCTCTTTAATATTTGAGAGAGCGTCATGCAAAGGAGCCCACTGAGAGGCATCATCTTTAATTTCATTAACCAAATCGTCCTTAATTCCAAGGACACCAAGAAGGTTACTTAGAGAAGTCTCTCCGAGCCTGTTTCCATTAGCGGAAAAAGAGTTTCCACTCTTTTCGATGTCTTTGACGGCGAGAGGCACCAACGAATAACCGTTCAATGTCTCTTGAATGCTGCTACGATGAGCTACGTATTTTTCTAGTGTTGTTGTCATACCCCTACATTATACGGGATATAATTTTGAACTCCAGCAATTTTTTTAATCTTCCGGAAATTCTTTTTGCTTCCTAAAAACTTCTACAGTTTTAAGTAATTCTGCTTTATCGTTTGTGTTGAGAAGTCGATGTAGCATATCACTCTCTTCAATTAGTGTTTTTATTTTACCGGCAAGTAAGTCAGGAGCTTGAACACCTGCAATATGTTGACAGGAACGTAAAGATGTATAAGCCTGTCTGTATTTTTCGTTTTCTTCAACGAGTTTTTGTATGTCACTATTAAACTGTATCGTAACGCCCTGTTTAAGTCTAGTGTGCGGTGTCATAGCTAAAATATTTATACTTGATAAGGTACTTTTACAAAAATAAATAAACCGATTATGCCAAATACATCAAACACAATAATTGAACTTGTAAATACTTTTGCTGCTGAAGCAGGTAAATTTTACGAGGGTAACAATGCCGCCGGCGCAAGAGCCCGGAAAGCTCTTCAGGAAATAATCAAGTACGGTCGTGACGAACGCAAGAGAATTCAGGAAGAGAAAAACGCACGTAAAGCTGCAAAGTAAAAGTGTCAGTTAAACTCGTATCGGTTACAAAACCGGTTATTGAGGGAATCACGAGCGCAGAGGATTTAATTTCTTACTGCGCTCGTGTCAGTAACCCTACTAATCAGTTTAATACAGAAACAGCTCCTAAGCTTCTTGCTTATCTTATAAAGCATAAGCATTGGTCACCATTTGAAATGGTATCTATGACCGTGGAGATTAAAACTTCTAGAGCTATTGCTGCTCAAATTCTTCGTCATCGTAGTTTTTCTTTTCAAGAGTTTTCTCAAAGATACTCTACAGCGACAGAACTCGAAGATATTGAATGGAGACTACAAGGTAAGACTAACCGTCAAGTAGGAGATGAAAAAGTCGATCTTAGTATAGGTGCATTAACAAAATTACATTTTTTACAAACAAAGTCTAAAGAATTGTATGATGAACTAATTAATTCAGGTATTGCAAAAGAATGCGCTAGAATGGTATTACCACTCAATACATCAACTACTTTATATATGAGCGGTACAATTCGTTCATGGATACATTATCTACAAATACGTAGCGACGAAACAACTCAAAAAGAGCATAGAGTTATTGCTATTAAAATTAGAGAGCTGTTTAACCAACAATTCCCAGTTGTTTCAGAAGCATTAAATTGGTAAGTGGAATCGATGGGACTCGAACCCATAACCAATAGATTAAAAGTCTACTGCTCTACCATTGAGCTACGATTCCAAAATGGTGCACGATGAGGGGATCGAACCCCCGACCTTGTCCGTGTAAAGGACCTGCTCTACCGCTAAGCTAATCGTGCTAAAAGTGCTCATGGAGGGACTTGAACCCCCACCCTTACGGACTAGATCCTAAGTCTAGCGCGGCTGCCAATTACGCCACATGAGCTTTAAAATGGTACATCGGGCAGGGATCGAACCTGCGACCAAGGGTTTAGAAAACCCCTGCTCTATCCACTGAGCTACCGATGCATATTTAAGGAAGTTCCTCCTTTGGAGGGTCAATAATATCTTTAATCTCTGCCTGAATACGTTTGATTTCTTCGTTAAAAGCTTTTGCAGACTGCTTCTTACGATTTTTCATATCGTCAAGATCCTGTACTAGTTGAAATACTCTTGCTTCTTTTGTTGTGTTTGTTTCTTCCATAATTTTAAAGTGGTGCGCCCGGAGGGATTTGAACCCCCAACCAATCAGTTATGAGCCGACTGCTCTGACCATTGAGCTACAAGCGCGTTGTTAAAATGGTACTCCAGGTCGGATTCGAACCGACACTTGAGGGATTTTAAGTCCCTTGTCTCTGCCGTTGGACTACTGGAGCGCATAAAAGACATATTAATTACAAAGCCAAAGGCATTCAAGAAGAAAAATAATAAAACTCAAAATAACTACAATAGTAATAGTCTTTTCGTGATTCCAAAAATTTTGAAACGCAATATAGAGCTGATTATTTTTCATATCAAAAATGGTACTGGGTGTGGGAATCGAACCCACGCTCGGCCCTCATCTAGGGCGCCACGATTATAAGTCGTGCGGTGCTCTCCAATTACACTAACCCAGTATAGAATTATTTGTTCTTGTTATACTCGTTTTGAGCTTTGATTTGCTTACTCTTACGAACTTTGATTTTTTCTTTAGCTTTCTTTTTTTGGTTAGGTGTGAGAAAATTACGGTGTAACCTTACTTCATCAAGAATACCTTCTCGGTCAATCTTTGTCTTAAGCTTCTTAAGTGCGCGTTCTAGGCCATTCGGCTCTCTGTTGTTTACGTATACTTGTACCATATTTAGAATTATACCTTTTTAAGTTAAAATAGCAAATGAAAAAATAAATATTATTATGAAAGACTTTAAGAGATTTAATAGAGAAGAACCTTGGTATACAAAAGTATATGTAAAGTTAATAATATATATTGTTATATCTTGTATTACTTCTCTTATAGCAGATCTTTCACACTATACATGTCACGATTCAGGGTTTGGAGATATAACCCCTGTGCATTGGATTGTAATAGGTTTAAATTTTATATTACAAGGGGTAATAGCTTGGAGAGCATTTATTGACGAATCTTCTGCTAAATACAGAGAGTATTTAGAAAATTACGAAGATAAAGAAGAAGAAAAAATTGAGAAAGTAGCAGCTATTAGGTAATTTCCCATTCGTCATCCCAATTGTCTAATGTAACATCATTGGATTTATTTTGCTGCCATTGATCATCAGATACAACTTTCTTATCAAGAATATATTCAATTGTACTCTGTAGCTCTTTCTGATTAAAGACTTCGTAACTAAAAGTGTTACCTCTGGTATCGTTATGAATAACTTCAGCAGATTCATCATCAATGCTAAGCTCAACGAGTACTTCACCTTTATTCTTATCTACGGTTGAGTAGGTATAAAACCTTTCGTCAATAACTCCGTCGAACTTAAAGAATGTATTATCTAGGTATTTTTTCATATTATGGATGGATGTATGTTAGTAGTGTAATGTATATAAAAAGGAGCATTAGAGCATCTAGATTAATAAAACCTAAACAATTAAGCACGCAAGCAGTAAATAGAGCTGCTACACCGGTAAACCCTGTTTCAGACTTAGTCTTATTAAACCAAATATAGGTAAAAATAAACAAAAACAATAACGCTATCATACTAGTATACAGGATCACCAAGACCGTACTCTTCTTTTTCTAGAGCAATAATAATCTGCCCGTAATTGTAAAACTTACCATCTATCTCTACATCATTTGATGTAACTTTTTCCGCTGTAAAATGTACGTTTTCTTTTATAAACTCCCTTGTTACAGGGTTATTAATATCGAAGCTGAATTTCATAACTACTACACAGAAGCCTCTGTCTGTTCAGTACTGTCAATAATATCTACTACAGTAGCGCTCTTTTCAGTATGCTGACCTCCGGGTAGACCAATATCATTATTGGTAGAGGTAGGATCAATATAGGCGTTTACTGGTAGTTCCGTATTTGTCATACCTGAATATTATAATATTAGAAATTATAATCCAGCTTTTTATATACCTTTTGCAGCAGCGTGGTAACGAGCTCTCTTAGCAACGTCACAAATAGCACTAGAAGCTACAGCAATCTTTTGTAACATCCAGGGCTCAATACTCTCACCAGAAGAGAGAATATCATGAAGCTCTTTAGCGTTTGTAAAGAGATCAAAAAGGTTTGTCTTGGCCATTTCTAATTCCTCGCTTTCATGCTCTTCCGGAGACTCTTCACATTCACAACCTTCTTCTTCAGGTTCTTCACCTAAATCCATAACAATTACACCAGCATCCTTGCCTTCATCATCCGTTACTTCAACAGGTGTTGTATCATGCTCAATATCTGTAGGTTCATTATGATCTTTTTGTCTTGAGGAAATATAAGCCTCAGCAATTAAGCGAAATTCCTTGTCCATATTAAGCTACGCTTCCGTCCTCTGGACAATTTCCTGTCTCGTGATCTCCGCCACAAGTCGTACAGACCTTAGCGGTTACTTTATCATCTTCGCCGGCTGTACCAGCAACTTCTTCTTTTTCTTTCTTTGTAAGAAGAGCGTCAAGATCAGCGATGGTCTTACCGTGGTCGTTAACAATCTTAACAATATCTTCTTTTTCGTCCTTAAGCTTTAGATAGTCCTTAGAACCGTGCTCAGCTTTAAGTAAGGAACGAACTACTTTGTAGTAACGTCTTGCAAGCTTTTTGTTAACAACTTTATCAGTAGCTGTACCTTCGAGGATGCGCTGATAAGCTTCCGCTAATAATACTTCATCTTTATTGATCATATATTATATTTAATCTTTCCTATGGGACTTCTTCCACCATTTGCACCAGGCACTAGGCTTAATGTCCCCGCTAACAGCAGAACATTTATTTGGTGATCTCCACATTGTACATTGATCACATCGCTGTCCCTTAACAGTGTGAGCTACATAACCCGCTTCTGCTTTAGAGTGTTTTGCTTTAGCTTCACTTAACATCTCTAAAGCTAATTTTATAACTTTATCGAAGCTCATCCGCCTTGCTGTGCTGCCTTCATATATGAATGAAGTTGTTCGATATCCTTAGGTATAGCTTTTTTAATAACTTCAGGAATTGGTTTACTTAATAACAATAATGATTGTGCGTAATCTTTAGCTGTATCTCTATCTTTTGAAATAGCTATAATTTCGTGTGTAGTAAGTTGAGCACCATTTATATATTTACGATACGCTCTTTCAGCGTCATAACGTGTATTATCTTCTTTTGGTGTGTGAGGTTTGGCAACTTCTTCTGTTTCACCTGGACCTCTAGGGTTAGGCTCTTCAGGGTTTCCAGCAGGTCTAGCTTTAGCAGGATGTGCTAAACCTAATGAAGCAGCCATGGCTGCAGTTGCCATAGCTTTTGAAAAAGGTCCTTCTTGAACCAATTCATATGCTTCTGTTATTTTTTGTATATCTTTACTCATATTAATCTTTATTTACTACGCTGTCAAAACCTGCACTCCAGAGATCAGCAGCTTTTTTATTACCGCCTTTATGAGGATTTTCAGGCATAACACCATCTCTGAGATATCTTCTTCCAGCTAAAGCGCCATGGGCAAAATGATCAGATGCATCTGAGGCTGCGTGATAATCAGTAGGAGTTCTTGACATAAGTTTTTCGTATTCTTGTCTACTAATAGTATCGTATGCTTCGTTTAAAGCGGTTTCGAATTTCGACATATAATATATTTAAGGTTTAATATAAAAAAAGAGACGGTAGATCAAGAGGCGACCAAGCCCTCAACCTACCGTCATTTTGCTCTTGTTTAACGTCGTAGCGCTAGCCAACTCAGACGGGTCTAAGTACGCTCTATGTTTTTGTAACGTACCCCTCTGCGTTTCCTTAGTAAAGGCTCCGGACTTGAGACCGGCTTAGTAGCATTAATACGATGTTTTAATCTACACATGAATCTATATACAGTATCCGGATCAGGCAAGCAAAGAAATAAAAATATTATTAATGGAAACCCCATAAAAACCGCTATACCTTCCAGATACTGTAAAATAGCACTCACTAGCAAATAACGATTTTACGTTATAGCATCAATTAATCCACCGAAATTTTCTTCGGTCTCCGGATCAATTATACCTTTTAGTAAATCAGATTCTATTGGATAAAGATCATTATACTCGACTACATATTTTTCACTTTTATCTTTAGCAAAATCAGGCTCAACAAGAGCTTGTCGTACGCGATGTCTTGCCCAAGGACTCATTTCCACAGCTGGTTTAATGTATGTAGCAAGTTCACCTTTCCATAAATTATCTCTATCACTTCTTAAACAAACTCTATCTCCCTCTTTAAGGTTGTTTCTCCATGTTTCTAAATCAAAATCCTTACTCTCTGTAACACTTAGTAAATCACTAAATGAATCTTTAGTATCTTTTGTTAATGACTTTCTTAATTCCCAATCAATAGGAAATAATTTACTTAGATTGTATCTAGTATAGCCTTGAGAGCCATCTATATTGTGACCTTCTTTAACAAGTAAAGCAATATCTCTAAAACTATCAACTACTTCTAAATATGTAGCTTTAAATCCACGGACAGTAAAAGGTCTAACTTCTACCTTATCGCCTTTCTTTAAGTTACTTCGCCAAGTTCTAAGATATTCGTAATCCTCTTGAGTCTCTTCTGATACTATATCGATTAAATCGCTAAATGAATTTTCTGTATCCTTAGATAGAGAGTTCTTTAATTCATATTTTTTTAAAGCTTTTTGTACTTTATCGGTTACAACCTTTCTAACTGTATAGTAACTATCAGGTACATGTAAGCTTCTATACCATTCATCAAAATCTTTCATATGAACAAACCAACCATTACCTGATTTAGCATCTCTAGTCCATATAGCAGGTTTTCCGTCTATAATAATATCCCAACAAGGATTCCACATCTGACCTCCCATTAAGGTTTCAAAAGGACCCTTAACAATCTCTACTTTAAGATCATTAGCTCTTCTTAATTCCTCTAATATAAGATCATTAAATCTCACGGTTTATTATTTATCAATATCTGCTCTAGCGCGGCGAGGTTTCTCCTAATTTCCCCGCTTAGTGCATCCGTCTCGGCCCCAAAGTTTTTGAAAATATTTTATACTCTAAATTGAATTCCGATTATTAATTCTAGGGAAATTAAAGAATATCTAATAGATCTCCGAACGTCTCGCCTGTCTCCTTGGACAGATGCCGCTTTATATTATGATCTTCTATAGCTTTGGCAATAGCGTTCTTTACTCCTTGCTTCTTATAGAGTTCAAGTCCCCAAACAGTGAGGTATTGGTTAGTCTCCAAATATCTAAAACCATCTGGCTCCTCGCCTATTGTTAACTTCTGGCCATCTACCTCCACGTCATAGCCTATATAGCCTTCGTCCTTAAGGTCGTAAGGACCTCTTAAGAATTTTACTTTATAAGACATCTAAGAACCCTCCGAATGAATCTCTTGTTTCTGGAGACATAGCTTGAAGTGTCTCCCAATTCTTAATAGCTTTAGCTACCGGACCGTTTTCAGTATCTTTTCCATCCCAAAGGTAAATCTCTGGCATATAAAGAACATAAGGGTATTCACCACGTTCTGGAGTATAAATGACAAAACTATTTCGATCTTCCGTATCCTCTTTAATATGCATTAACCAGGCACCTTCTATATCTTCGGGAAGTGTATAGCCTCGCTTTAGATACTCATTGATCTCTTCATCGGTAGCCCTTCTTAGGACTTTATAGAAGTTACCAGACTCTAGAAAGAACTTGTTAAAGGACATCTAATAAACCTCCAAATGAATCTTTAGTTTCTTTGTCTACACTATTTAAAAGATTATAATCTTCTATAGCCTTGTCTATTTGTTCTCTAAACGGATCATCATAGACGTCGGTATGATTGGGGATAATCTTAGGATAGGGAGGTAGCCAATGCCCTCTATAATGACCTGGTGGCCAGCAGTAATAGCATATGCACTCCTTGTCCTTATACTTCATTTGTAGCTTATAGACATTCTCTTCCCAATCTTTTATATCCAGCTCATTACGAAAGAGATGGGTCATTGGTCCCTCAAGTATCTTTACTTCAATTCCTCTATTATCACCGTAATTGATAAGAGCTTCTTTTATTAATCGATCAAAGTACATCTAATAATCCTCCAAATGAATCTCTTGTATCTTTACTTAATCCTTGCTTAAAATTCCATTGATCTATAAGAGCTGGAACTGTTTCACGTAACATCTTATTAAGGAATTGAGCTCTCGGGGCTGACTTGTGTTGTCTACCGACCATACGTTTAAACCAAGTAGGTGTTTGAATAACAGTATAATAAGCTGTTGTCTTCTGAAGCTCTCTATCTTTATCCTCTATCTTCTTAACCCACCAAGTACCTCCTTTACTATCCTTTAAACAAAAGACCTCTTTATAGTCTTTATGTGGAGGTTGTTCAAGATGAAGCTCACCAGTAAGACTATCCATAAAGCCGGTACCTACAACCTTAAATGTTGTATTCATCCAGTCCAGTTCTTCTAATACTAATTGATTAAAGTACATCTAATAATCCTCCGAATGTTTTCTTTGTATCATTACTTAATAGCTTTCTAAACTCCCAATCATTAATAGCATCAGGAACTAACCCGGAGAACCCCATAAAGGTTACATCTCCGCTATCATGAATGTTGTAGCTAGTATATCCTTCCTTCTCGTTATCTTTAAACCGTACAACAAGACGCGGCCAATACCCAGGTCTATTACCATCATCGTCTACCACCCAGGCACCTTTTATATACTCTTCCCTTACCCAGCGATAGCCATAACCGTATATCCTCTGAAGATCTTCTTCTGTAGCGTCCCGAACGACGTGATACTTCTCTAAAGCTTCTAATACTATTTGATTAAAGTACATCTAATAATCCTCCGAAAGTTTCTCTTGTATCCTTTGATAAGGATTGTTTTAATTCCCAATCTTTCATAGCTTTAATAATAAGGCTATCAAGTGTATCAATATCAATACCGAATAGCTTTTTACATTGATCTCGTTCATATACAGCATTATCCGGATCAATTCCTGAAGTATTTAAACCATCGAGATAAAGCATACATTGATCATCTTTGACATAACGAAAGAAACACTTCTTACCATTTACAGTTATATTATAATGAAGGTCTCCGATAGCCCAATCTGGAAGATCTTTGTCTTCTATAACATTAATAATCTTAATAGAAGGTTGTTTCATATAGGCTATTAGAGGGCGTCTAGGAAGTCCTTAAATGATCCTTGAGTCTTAGTATCGGTTTGTCCTAGAGCTAAGAAGTTCTTTTCTTTATGTTTTATCCACCAGTTTACTAGCTTATCTAGCTTCTCGGCAAATGCGTAATGATAACCTTTCTGCCTCCATACTGGATCCTCTGTATTATTATCATAATGAACGAAGTAACTTATATATGGATATAAAACATTCGGTACCCAAGAGGCAGCTGCAGCAATATGGGTAGGTCCTGTTTCATCTTCAAGTCTTCTAGTATCATCAATACAAGTCATATAATATGTCTTTGTATCTGTCCATGTAGCAAGCTCCCTAGTCTTATGTAATATACCATTAGGTTCAGCCTCCTTCGGTAGTCCTTCTTTAATGTCATATATCTCAAAGTTATGAAAGGGCATTGAATCAACCTCATCCGTTGACCAGACCGATCGTTCAAAGCCTTGCTTTCTATCGGGGTTTCTTGATCGAGGTACATTAGCTACTAGAGCCTCTTTGAAGTAATCTTTAAATGACATCGATTAAACCTCCAAATGATTGTTCAGTATCCTTTGATAGATTGTTTTTTAATTCCCAAGATATAAGCTGTTTGTATATAGGAAAGTCCGGATAGATATACCCTTCAAAGCCATAATTAGGTAAGCTATACACCATTAAGTTTTCATTGTTAAGATCTTCAAATAAGTCCTTACAACGTATGACTAGAACATCAGATACATCGGTATAGTTTCTAATTACCCATCCTCTAGTTAATTTTAAATCCTCATCATATTGAGAAGATAAACCATCGAGTATTTTCTGAGGAGCTAATTCTATCTTCTCCTTCTTTGATTCGTAGAATAACTTAAATGACATCTAGTAGCCCTCCGAAAGTATCTCTTGTCTTATCTGGTAGATGCCTCCTTTGTTCAAAGTCATCTATAGCCTTAACTACTCTCCTACCTTCTTCTCTATAGGCTGGTATATCCCGCTCGGTAAAGGCACCACATCTATCCATACCTTCTAAAGTATAAACATCATAACCTTTTACATACGTAATAGATCTTATAGCAATATATCTAGCAATATATCTATCAGTTCCTGATTCCTTCTTTATAGTAAGAAGATAGAGAGGGTCATCTTTTCTCCAAGGATACTTCCTACGAAAGACCCCCTCATACCCCTCAGGCACTGCTTCTACAGTTATATTATCTCTTTGAAGCTTATAAGGCTCTTTAGATTCGTAGAATAACTTAAATGACATCTAATAGACCTCCAAATGAATCTTTAGTATCGTCTGATAGATTATTTTTAAACTCCCATTTCTTAATAGCTTTAGCAAGAGGTGAGTTTATATCCTCATGACTAATAAGGTCAATAGTGTTAGGGTCTAATGTGTAAATTGAATATGTCTTCCAGTCAGGAATATATGCTACAATAACCTGTCCTTCATCATAGTCATCGTTCATATAAACGATCCATGCCTGTTCAATATCTCCCTTCTCCGTATCAAGATCTCTTGTAAGATCTTTAAGTTCTTTCTTTGTAAATCTTCTAAGAACTTTGTATGAGTCGTTTGACTCTGTAAAAAATTGTTTAAATGACATCTATCTATCTCCTTGATAGATTATTTAAGAGTCTTTATTTCATTCCCTATCTCTACTATATACTCACCTATCTTAGACATGCCGAGCTCCTTGGTTAGGCTCTGCTTCTCCCTTAGTATTCTAACGATAGTCTCTAGCTTACCTAGATAGTCTTCTAATGTAAGCCCGGATAGATCTTCCTTTAGATAGCCTGATACAATTTCATTAAACTTCATAGTCTATTATTTAGTCTATGAACAGGTTTAATAGTATTAGGATTCCCTCTTTATAATAGTTAATCCGTTGTTGTTAGTGTAGGTACAAACCTCTTTCCATTCCTTATGATTAGAAAGGAAGAGCTTAATAGCTGGTACCAAACCAATCCTTCCCTCTACAGTTGATCCATCCTCATTAACCGTTCCGAAAGTAATAGTATCATGGAACAGTATATACTTCTTAACCTTACTATGATGTCTCTCAAGTTCTCCTAATACCTGATCGTATGTATGCAGAGTATCTATAAAGAGCATATCTACTTCCTCTAGATCATACTCCAAGGTACTAGCTTGATCAAAGCGCATATTAACATTCTCTCTCTTACATTCTTCCTTAAAGATATCGATATTGTAATTCGTATTAATATCTACGCATATAAGCTTCTTAGGATTAGCCTTAGCTAGGGCATAAGAGCTAACTACATTACGTACACCAAACTCAGCTATTGTTTCACACTCCCTAGCGTATGTGTAAAGGGTCTCCAGATGTTCATTAATATCTGAAGGTGTATATCTTCTTTCGTTGTACCTTGAATCTATAATACTCATTTAATAGAATTTATACTAGTCTTTTATATAGTGCTAGTATCTATTAAATGTTTATATTACTTTTCTTTATCTTGCTTTACAGTTACTACTAAGTTAACCGGCTGGCTATTCTCTTTATCAAATACTATACCACCATGGGTATGATTAAGTCCTGCTACAATTGCTCCTGTTATATCAAAGAATGTATAAGCTATACAGAAGTAAATTAGGAAGTTCTTTAGCGTTAATTCTCTTAGAAAGTTCATATAGAACTATTTAAGGTATTTGAAAGGATTTTATTCCGGATTTTGTTCCTTCCTCATCGATAGTCAGGCATGGAGCCTCTTCTACCGACCAGCTCGTGCTTAATCAATACATCAGGATCAAAGCTTACCATAGGTCTTTGGCTCCCCTGAACTAGATAGAGTCTATAAGCATCACCAACGAGCAATTCGACTCTACCTCCCTCTAGGATTATACCTACAACTAGAGGGTATTAATTTGTTTGACCGGGGTGGTTAATCCATCCTGATGCACCGGTTGATAAAGGCCTTTTAGAGCAACCTAGTCACGCGCACGTACGGTAGCTCTTTCGATCGAGCCTGCGAACGGTCAAAATGTTTTAAAGGCCTAAGCCATCATAGTCCTCCATATTAATATCGTCCATGTCTCTTATCATAGGTAGCAAAAGGATCAGAGTCTACAATGGTTACCAGGACCCAGGCCGCTATACAATTCCAAAAGGTATAATGAATATTGGTATGGAATAGATAATTGATTGCCCAGATACCGAGCCAGATGTCTAGAACTCGATAGATGATATAGTAGATGCCTCGTACTAGTTCGTTCCGTTCCATATTACTTCCTCTTCTTACCTGCGTCCGATCGTTGGGCACGATAGGCTCCTACCTTAGATCCCTTTGGTACTCCGGCCGATAGTTGAGTACGAAGATACTTGGCCGTATTATAACGAACCAATGATCCACCTTTACAGATTTTGTTCTTTGTTGTTGCCATACAGATTAGATATTATAGGCGTTATCGATAACGGCAAGGTAATAACCATCTAGATCTACCTCCCACCTATCTACCTTTGTATTCTTTACTAGGTTATGAACCTTATACCTATCATCATTAGAGTAGATATTGACAATGACCTCCTTGTCTAGCTCCTCCTCTGGTACCTCTGAGAGCTTATTCTTTAGATCCCTATAGGTCATTTAATTAGTAAAGTAGGTAGGGTTGGCTCGGAAGGCTGGAGTAGGTTTAGTAAGCTGGGAATGCTTTACTGAATCCTTTCCGAGATAATAGACACCAATGATGGCGTAGAGGACAATGTTACAGGTAACATAAGTTATACAGAATAGCTTATAGGTATCCCAGATAGCTTCCTTGAGACGATTAGAGGTTATAGTAGAGCTCATACTTGTAGTTATTAATGTTGTTGTTGTTTGACATACGCCTCAGCCATCCATCCTGGGTAGTTGATTGTATGTGGTTTAGAAGAAGAGAAGGCTTCCTCTCTACGGAGTACCCGAAGATATTAAAGAAAGCTTCTAGAGGGTTCTTAATGAATGTCTTGATCTTATTCTTCATACGAGTATTATGAATGCTTTGGTTGGAACCGGCAACTACTTTATCGATCAAACGATTTAAATGATTGGCGGTTATAGTTCTTCTTATTCTTAAAGGCCTTCTGACCCGGGGCCCAATGCCGCCGGGTCTTAATCTCCTTTAGAGAGATGGTAAATGCTTTCGTCTTCATACTACTAATAGTAGAAGCTTATAGAGGCACCTGCAAGTATCTTATAGAGCCTCTACCGCTCTCTTCATACTATCTATCTCCATGACGACGTCGGAGTAGGCTACTACTAGCTCTTGGATCTGCATATCCTTCTGATAGATTTGATCCTTGAGGACGGCTATGAGCTTCTCCATCTCTTCGATCTTGTTTTGTAGGTCTGTTGTCATTTTGTTGTAGGTGGTTCTTGGCCGGGATTACCATCCGTCCTCCAGGTACTATAGATGCCTTCATTGAGGGCGTCGATATTGGCGTAGTTGTGGATCAGATCGTAGTCATGCTTGAACTGTAGCGTACCCCAAACCAGAACCAGAGCTACCCAGAGGGCTAGGATCAATGGCCAGATACGAAGGTAGAGCCTATCTACAAACCTTCTTAGACGCCTCAGTTGTACTTCGATCTCAACTGAGATAGGATACCAATATGTCCATTTGAGCTGTTGGGTCTTGGAGAACATAATCCTTTTAATTCATCATTGTGTTCTGGGTAATGCATACCCTATAAAGCTTCTCCATGGCGGCCAGGTACTCCTCATCGACTCCCATGAGCCTGGCCGCCATTTGTCGCATGCTATTCATCTCTTCTTCAGAGATGGAGTCTAAAGCGTTCTCCATTATCTTATTCGGTTACAATCTCGTAGGTAAGGGACTGGATAGCAAACCCATAGGCGTCGGCGATGGCGTCGGCCAGATCCTCTTCGAGGTTGCAGCTATCAGGGAACTCAAACTCCAGATCGACTGGAAGGTCACAAAGGTCCTCTTCATTATCGACGACCCAATAGATGTCGGTTACTTTGATCTTGTTCAGTAGTTCCATAGTCTTAGATTCCGTAGGAGGTTAATACGAGGTAGAAATGATCGGGGTCGAGAACGTCATTGGCGTCATCGGTAGATACTTCGGCGTGATTGATTGAGCAGAAGTCATCACGATCAGGATCATAGACGGTGACTGTGTCTTCAAGACGCTCTTTAGGAAGCTTCTTAAGCTCGTTGAGGAGTTGTTTGTAGGTCATAAGGGTTAGGCGGTTACTTGTTTGTTCTTTAGTTGTTCGATCTCGGCTTTAGAGCTGCTATACCCATCATTGATAGCCTCCTGAAGGGTACGTCCGTAGTTGAAGTATCCGCTGCGATCCATCTCCAGGTATGTTTGAATGGATCCGAGGGTGAAGGCGTATCTGTATTCCTTATTACCTCTGAGTGTCTCAAGCTCCAGAATCAGATCTACGAGCTCCTTGACGGTTCTATCTACTGTGTTCTTATTTTTCATACGATCAGTATAAGGGCTAGAGGTCGGAACTACAAGCTTCTTCTGCTGGCAACCCTAGAACAATCTCGTTATACTTGCTATGGAATACCTCCTGGATCTGATCTACTAGATTGAACATAATATAGGCCTTATCATTAGCCCCGCTACTATATTCATTCTCAAGATCTTTGAGGTAGTCGGAGATGAATGCGATGAATTCTTCGTTCTTATCTTTCATATAATGATTATGATCGGGTTGGAAGGAAACCTCAAGCCAAGAATTTGCCGAATGTCTCCATGCTCAGGTAGTATCGCCTCTGAACGGCCTCAGGCACCCTCCAGAAGTCAGAATCAGGTCCATCGCACTTATCATACTCTTTCATCGCTTTCTTGGCTTCATTCATAGCTTCGAAGAAGTCTCGAGCCTTTAAGACGGCTTCCATGTCGTACTTGATCTTATTTTTCATACGATCAGTATATAGGGTTCAGTCCTGAAGGTCAATGATAGAATCTGTAATTCCTTCCATACGTTCCTGTTGGGAATCCTCGACAGCTCCATAGAAGTACTCCTCATAATGGGCTTCTACTTCGGCTTTGGTAATATCAATGCCTTGATCCTTTAAAGCATCAATAACGTCTTGAATTTCAGAGTCAGCGATTTCAATCTCAATCTTCATATGTTTATTCAGCGGTTAGGAATTTGATGTTGATATAACGGCGTAGACCTCTTGGTTTATTCTTCTCTGACATCATCGCCAGTCCTCCGACGATTGAACGAATGATCCAGATCTTACCCTGGTCCTCTATGTGCATTCCTTTTCTTATTTTCATACATTCAGTATAAGGGAATTGAAAAGGAACTGCAAGCCTGGAAGAGTTGAAAAATAAGAAACGTCTCTATCCAGGCCTGCAGCAACCCTTCCCAAAAGTCTCAGTACCTAGGCACCACGATGGTGGGCTGTGGGGCGGTAAAATACGCTGGGGAATAATAAGCAGGGTTAGCATACGTCGGTACGTATCCTCCACATCCATAGGCTGGTACCGGGACGGGGGCAGCATATGCTGGGGCGGCCAGAGCTCCGGCGACGCCTAAACCGAAGAGCGTCCAACCTAGGCCATTAGGGATGCCAGTTCCACACCAGCCACCTCCTCCCCCATAGCCACATCCCCCGCGGTAGTATCCTCCATTACCGCAACCCCCGCCCCATCCTCCACCACCGCGATAGCATCCCCCATTGCCGTTATAATAGGCTTGGGATGTACTAACGAGAGCTGTAATAAGGAGTAGGGATAGAATGATCTTTTTCATATTATTGATTGTAGTTAGAATTGGCTGATTGTGCAAGCTCCTCATAGTGTTCAATTACAAAGAGGTATTCATCTTTGGTTAGACCGGCGACGATTCGGGCCTGGGGATCGAGCATATTGTATCGACCGCCAGCTCGGACCTTCTCATAGGCGAGCCAGTCGTTGATTTGATCTTTGGTAAAGTCCATTGTCATAGTCTTAGGCAATGCGTAACATAATGGTACCTTCTTCATCGAGGATCGAGCGCCATTCAAAGCCCTCGGCCTTCAACTTAGCAATCATCCGGCCGGCTGGTGGGTGGCTATTGTTCAGACGGAAGATCGTTCCGATTGCTGACGAACGCCAGGGATAGGTGGTCGTATTAAAAGGACGACCTGGCTTACGCTTACCTCGAACATTGATGGACTTGATTTTATTGTGCTTCATTGTATTGGATTGTATTTGGGTTTAAAAAGTGGGAGACCCCAGGGCTCGCTGGGATCTCCCTATGATTCTTACTTAGCCTTCCCCTCAACCGGCATAGGAGCCTTAGCCTTAGGAGCGGCCTTCTTCTTAGCCGTCTGGATCTCCTCCTTCAGAGCCTCGACAACGGTCTCTACCGTCTTCTGAGCAGTCTTCTTAACAGCGCCCTTCCCGGTAAAGGTACGCAGGAGGTTCTCCAAGGAGCCGTACTTCTCGATCTTCTTCTTGAGGTTGGATCCGAAGCAGGTGAACGCGTTACCGGTTACCGTGCACTCGATGTAGTTCGTCGGAAGAACTCCGAACTGGTCGAAGTAACCGAGCTGATAGGCGATGACGTCGTCGTTGATGATGTTGTTGTTTTTCATTGTTGGGTTTGTTTTTGGGTTTTGGTTGTTACTGCTGTACTGATTGTACTTCTTCATTGTGGCTCCGATCCTTCGGAACCTCAAGCTTTTTCATCCAGGAATTCCTGAACCTGTTCTTCCAGGATAGGATCCTGAATAGGATTCCCGTCTGTATCCCGGATCTCAAAATCAATGATCTTTCCCTTGGCGTTGGAATACTCATTGACAACGATGGATCCGTAGCGTGGGACCTCATCGATAAAATAGGTGTCGAGAATAGTCTCGGTGTGTTCGTGGGTTGTAATTGTCATACGAGCATTATGGATGGATTGGAAGGAAACCTCAAGCTTAAACCAATCCTACAAGAGCCTTAAAGGTCTGATCGGATGGACGCTCGGTAGCAAACCAGGTATGGGTAGTATAATTGCCAATATCTACACCGAGATCTTGAAGGTCTTCACCAATAATAACATCCATAAGCTTCCATCCTTTAACGGCCTGATCTTTAAAAGCCTCTCGGATGATTACTTGCTTGTAAGGATTAATCTGATACATCTCATAATCATCAATGAAAAGGATGTATTTAGCTGTCGATGAGTTTAGGGCGATGTTCTTATTTTTCATAGATTCAGTATGTAGGGATCAGAGAAGGAACTCAAGCTGTTTCTTCAGCTCCTGTGCCGTCTCTATATCAATGACGATGATTTGATTGCAGGAAAACCCCTTGAGGGTCAGCTCCAGGACCTCCTTATGGCCTTCGTATGGGTTCTGGCCATGACGTACGGCTACGCCTTGGTAGATAGATCCGGTGATTGGTTCTTCTGTATTTTTCATAGATTGGATTATGGATTGGAAGGAAAGAACAGGCAAGCTATTCCTTCTCCCAAAGATAAGCCCTTTCAGTCAGATCTTGGATGAAGCAGCTGAATTCGCCATTCATACAAGCATTCTCAACGGCCAAAGCAGCCTCTTCCAACGCTGGATCCTCAGTATAAAGGACATCGATGGCTTCTGTATACTCTGGCTTATCCATAAAACCTTTCAGTTCTTGGAGGGCCTTATAGACGCCAGAGGTAAGCTCTTCGTAGCGTCCGGCGATAGCGATGATGGCTTCAGGGTTCAGGGTGTTTTTATTTTTCATGCATTCATTATGGCAGCAGAGGGAAGGAAAGACAAGGGAATCTTTTTTTATTTCCGGCTTGATGGTTCCAATAGGAGCCTATAGAATGAAAGGATAATAAAGAAGAGGTCGTTGAGCAGGGACCTAGGAGAAGAAAACAGCTCGAAGAGGGAGTAACATCCTGCCACGTTTGTTAGCACACCCTGCCCCTATATACTAACATCGTTGTTAAATCTTCCTAGAATAGGGTAACTAACTTCTCTGTTAGATGTTAGTAGAATTTCCTGCTTGCAACAATCAGTAAGTACCGGATAATGGAAATATAGTTCAGGAAATCTCGGATAGTTCAGTTGAACATTCCTAGAAGTAAGCACGGAAAGTACTAGAAAAAAACTGTTCTAAAAAAACCGTGAAAAAAACAGGGTAGAAAAAAACTGTGAAAAAAAACGTGTGGCTACCCCTCATGGATTCGAACCATGACAAAGAGAGCCAAAATCTCTTGTGCTACCGTTACACTAAAGGGTAAGAATGGCTCCCGAGGCTGGATTCGAACCAACAACATGCGAGTTAACAGCTCGCTGCTCTACCGTTGAGCTACTCGGGAACAATTTGGGCAGAGAAGGACTCGAACCTTCGAAGGCGAATGCCAAAGGATTTACAGTCCTCCCCGTTTGACCGCTTCGGTATCTACCCGTATTGCTTATACAATTTATAATAGACATAGATATAGTCAAGAGAATAAAATGGCATCCTCAAGGGGATTTGAACCCCTGCTAGGTCCGTGAAAGGGACCGGTGCTAACCGCTACACTATGAGGACATAGATAGAGTATTATATAGGCTCTATAAGAATAGGCAAGAGCTATTAAAGGAATCTAAGAGAAATTCCCCTTATTAGGAGGCTATAAGGACTGTTTATATGAGAAAAAAATTAAAAAAATTCTTGAAAAATTGTAAGGACACACTAAGTGTTTTCTAAGTATTCGCAATTATTCTTCCATTCCCTAATCAATCTTTAATAATCTTTAATACTCTCTATATAAGCTCTACCTTTGTTCTATGATTAAAAGTGACACATTGTCCTACTACAATTGGCCAGACACCTTCTGGAAGTACCGGAGGAACATCTACTACGATCCTGGCAGCTTTATAGGCTGGGTTACGAGCTTCTGGCCAATAAGGACTGGCACATCTATAGACACCTCCATCATTGTTATGTTTGAACTGTTGGCCTTTCTTTAGCTCTCCAATTCTTACAATGTTCTTATTGTTCATAGATTCATTTTAAAATCTATCGGAGGAACATTCAAGCTTTAAATGATACCCAAGAGACCTTCAAATGAGTCTTTTGTTTCCGGTGATAGATTCTTCATTATATTATATCTCTCTATCGCCTTTAATCCTTCTTCTTCTATATCTTTGAATATATTAACCGATGTTGCCAGCCCCAGTAATGGCTTATATTTTGTTGGTACCTTTAAGAACGCTAGATATGATCTCTTTTTACCTTTTTCTAAAACAAATTGCCAGGTATTACCTTCATTATCTTTCATCTCATACCCTGGTTCCCTTCTCTTTCCTACTATCTTATACTCTACATCTGTAAATGTTAATGACATAACCTATTCCTTTACGCAATTATTAACTACCCTCCCGGATGGTAGCTTCTTTGTTCCTTTCTTCTTATATCCCTTCCAACAATGCATTTGCTTCTTTTCGGTTAATATAGCTTTTACAATTTTATCAAAATTCATATACTCTATTTATACAACATCAATAAAGCTACCGAACGTTTCTTTTGTATCATCGGACATATGCTTTTCTAATTCAAATCTATTATATTCCTTTTTTACTAGATCTCTAATATACTTTTCTAGTTCCTTACGATCTGGAGATAATGTATCTTTTGATATCCCAGGGATCTTACTACTCAATGAATAGCCTATATCCTTATCAAATCCATCATTTGTCCCATAGATACCCATCTTCTCACCATTTATATAAACATCGGCTAGTACCGTCCATATCTTAGAACTAGTACTGGGACGAATCTTTACAGCAATATCCAATCCTGCAAAGCCTTCATTGAGTATACTCTCTACTAGATCCTGGAACATATATTATACTTATTAAATAATACACATGTCATTTAGTCAATTAGTTCTGGAAACCCTAGATGAATACCGAGTCATCGGGGATGCCTCCCATCATGCTATCAATATGGCTATGCGGTACTTTACCGCCGGGATCAAGGATACTGATAAGATCTTCACCCAACCTATTGAACATGGATGGCTTTTGAATGTACGAGGGGATAAGATTTATGTATTCCCTAATTACTTTATAGGTATGATGGATCCAGGTGATTCAGATTACGTCGTCTTTAATGATCAATATAACTTCATTAACCGTTCAACCAATCGTGTTAATAATCCAAAGGGAGTTATTGATAATAGAAAGATAAAGAAAGCGATTGAGAATTGGGAGATGCTTAAGTCAGTATCCCCAGATACTAAATCCTCATTCGAAGACTTATTAGGTACTATATCCTAACCGATCAGCTTCTCCAGTAGCATTCTACTGTTAACCTTAATATCACACTCCAAGGCGTCTCTAGATTCAATAGCCTTAAAGTACTCTTCGTCATTATCAATCAGTTCCTGACCTAACGTCTTCTTAACATCTGGATTGAGCTTTGATTTGATCAGTTCCAGGATTGGCTCCACATCTTTATCTGATAGATGGAGGGTAACTTCGGAGCCATCATATACGGAACCATAATTGAATTCCAGCTTTAGAGTAACCGGAGGACATGGACTATAACCAAATGGTTGACCAGTAAAGTCGGAGAAGTAACTTGCCTCCTCTATCTGTTCAGGAACGATTATCTTTTTCATAGTTTTCGATCATCATATTCAACAACACCCTTTTCGTCTCTATAAAGCTCAATTAGGTATTTGTTTCCAATATAGAAGTTAGAACGTTCATCTTGAGAAATAGAATCTCTATTACAATCGGTATAACAATTAGGCGTCTCATATAGACGAACATTCTCAATCCAAAGATTAGGATACTTGTTAAAGAGAATATCCATAGCCAGGAATACTTCTTTAGCAATATTCTCTACCGATGGATTGCAGTAATTACCTGGACCATTCAATGTCATAATCCAGAGCTTGGTACCTAAATCATTAACAGCCTTGATGAGTGTCCTATCATGACAATTGAGAATAGCTCCATGATCGAGCTTATCATCAATCCATTGACATCCTACTCTCTTAATCTCCTTGAAGTCTACAGCATATCCGATCTCTTCAATTGTATCAAAGCCAAAGGTTAGTTCATAAAGATATGTATGCCCATGAACATGAAAGCATTTCATCCGCTCATTCATTACCCGATGCATTACATCGAACGATCCCTTTCTAGTAATAGTCTGTTTAGTACTCATACTCTTCATCTATTATAGATTCAACCCTTTTGAAATCAATAATAATAGGTATTTGCAGGGAGATCCTACTATTCCTTCAAATAAACCCTGAATTCCCCATTATTCAACACTTATTTCGACGTTGAATATCAACGACTTACGACAGCAAAAGCACGTATATTATTTATTGAAAAATCCTTTGTTTTTTACAGATTTCCCCTAAAAATCACTACTTTTTCACAGAATTCCCACAAAATCCTGGAAATTCTCCTGTGTTTTCTCTGATAATTCCTTAATAATACTATAGTTTTTCGGGAACATTTTACAGATTTCCGCTACTTGATCCCTGTCTGTTGAACCATCCTGGTAACGAACATCTATCTTACACATTAAACTACTAGGGAATATAGTTTGCATTTCCGTTACTTGTACGGTCATAATTCTTCCGTCATAGTAATAATCAAACCAGTCCCCAGGCTTGAGATTACTAACAAATGATAGGTTATCGAACATGAATATATACTAGAGGAATTTGATTTATAGTTCAACTATAAAATAAATATAACCGATGAACTTCGAGGATCTTGTTGTAGAGGCTATACATAACAAATATGTTAAGTTTGATATAGAGATTCTTAGTGGTCCTTACCCTGGTGAACATTACGGGTGGTTGGAAGAGTGTCAAGTATACAAAGCAAGAATTTTTGATAATACAAACGTTCAATTAATCTATCAACCGAGTAGGGATTATGTTGGTGCGAAGAATTTTGACGTCTGGTGGTTTGGTCGGGAGGCTGGATTTGACGAACAGGCCAAAGCAGCTATAATAAAATACAATATGTCAAAGGAAGCTAAGGGATCATTTGGTGACTTCTTAGACGCCATATCATGAGCTTAAACGTAGAAATAATTCCCAGAAGAACGTACGATACAAGTTACGGATTCAAGCGTTACAGTTGTAAGATATCCGGATCTGTAGACGGAATTGATATCAATAATGCACTACCTTGGCAGAAAGGTGTCTTCCAAGTAGAAATATGGCATAATGGCTCCTGTCGACTACCTGCTTTAGATCAAGTTCCAGAGATTCCCTACCCTAAAACCTATCACAAGTTTTGTGCTGAAGTTAAGAAAGCTATTGAAGACCAGGAGCTAATATCCTCACTATCGCCGGAAACAGGCGATGCTTTCAAAGACCTTATTAGTATAACTTAGAAACCGGCCTGATCTAGAAAAGCAACAGCACCTTGAATAAGACCGATAGCAATATCAGGTTTATTGTTTTGATTGAGGCTTCTAACATCATTAAGGAGATTCTTAAGTCTCTCAATTAGAGCAATAAGCTGCTCTTTAGAATATTCGTTTGATTTAGGCATATAAGTTATTTAACTATAGGTTTTTCCTTTTCAACCTTTTTATTGTGTTCTCTATCAATAGTTAGGAACAGTCTTTTAATTTTCTCCCTCTTAAGTTTCTTCTTTTTAGAGGGAGAACTCATTCAATATTATTTAGGCAAATATGTCTTAGTTATCATTGATATAATCATATCATGGTCATGATGATAACTAGAATCGTCTTCATAATCAAAACGATCAAACGAACCATTACTAAACGTAATATAAATTGCCTTTACATCTTCACCTTCAGGACTATCAATAAACATAATCCTTTGAGCAAAAGCTAAATTAACGTATTGATTTTGAAGTTTTACAAAGTTTGGAGATTGCATAATACAAAAATATAATAGCTCTTTTTATTTCTTTAGCAAGTGATATAATGAAATAAGGTATAACTGTTACATAGATAGCCCATATGATTATTAGCATTAGGTTCCTTACAGCGTTTTCAGACCAATCAGGGTACATAATCTACCTCCTCGACACGTCTTACCTCAAGTCCAAAATCAACTCTAATAGGCTTCCCTACTACATGATTGCTTTCATCTATTGCTCTTACAATAATACAACAAGGATCCTTTAGGTCCATCTGAACCATTCCAGCATCCATAATATAAACAGATTCGTTTTCTAAACCACAATCAGGAGCATGATCTACTCTTACTGCTTTCATGATGATCTAGGAAGGTATACTGCACTAATGTTATCAGACTCTATACCAAGAGATCTTACTTCCTGGTACTCTCCATCGTACCAATGTTTGTCTTGTTTTGGATAAAAGCTAAGGCCAGTAACAATTTCAATTTTCTTTACTTCGTCATATCCAGTTTCATATCCATCCACGAGAACAATTTGCTCAGGATCATACTTTTGTAGTTGCTCTAATAGTTCTTTAACTTTCATATTTTCCAGGTTGTTTTGCCTCCAAAGTGACCACAGGTTTCACAAGAGCCTTTATCAGACTCGTAATCATCATATTGAAGACAATAGAGAAGATCATCTACAGATGTTTGGTTCTTCTTAATAGCTTCCTTTAGTTGACCAAGTAAATAATCTATCAGTTCTTCGTTCTGTTCAAGATACTCTCCTTCTTTTAGCCACTCTCCATTTACACACCATGCTGGACCAAAGCAGGACTTTTCATCTTTAATGATTATATATTTGTGTTCGTCAGACATTAGAGTGATGGCTTATTTGTTCCAATATCTTCAGCTACATAAGGACATTGCATCTTAATCCATTTGCTAGAAGGATATTCTTTAAAAGATACATAACCATCTGTACCCCAGGGATAACCTTTTGAATAGTAGGTCTGCTGAACCTCTCCATTAATGTTTAGTCTTTGAATCTTATAGTAATGTACCTGAGGTCGATCGAAATAAGCACATCCTGTAAAAAACAAAATAGGTACAAGTGGTATAGCTATTATAAAAGCTATTACTTTTACCTCAAACCAGAATGTTTTAGATTTGTTAGTCATACTACTCAACCTTCTCACCAGGAATCTTTCCAATGTCTAAGAAGACAGAATGAGGATGAGTATCTTTGTAGGTGACTAGATCAATACCAAACACATTAAAGACATTATTGGACTTACTAGCACAATAAACATCTGCATCAGGATCTTGAAGCTCGAGAGCATGAATGAGTTCTTTTACTGTCATATGATAATTCTATATGATTATCTTTTTGAGTCAAGCACTAAATCTTATTCAGTAAAGAAGCTGATGAGTTTAGGTCCTGTTGACCCCAATCAACTAAAAGAGCATTGACACCAGCTTGTTCAGCACAGATGCACACCTCAACACTATCATCAATATGAAGGGTACTCTTAAGGTTCAAAAGAGTCTGAGTCTTTGATCTGCCTTCTGTACTAATAACAGACTTGATAGGGAGGTTGTAGAGCTTAATCAGATCATGACACTCTGGAATATGTTCAGGCATTCTAAATGTTACAACATGAATCTCAAAACCCTCTTCATGCTTTTCTCTAACAAAGTCATGGACTCTCTTTACAGGTTCTGGATCGAAGCCAGATGATATCCAAAGAGCTCCAGAACCATATTGATATGCTGGATCCTCAAACAGAGTGTCGTCAAAGTCGACTGTGATTACTGGCTTCATTTTGTAAAAAGGTTTCTAATCAATTTATAGCTCACATAGGATGTAATTACAATAAAAAAGATAAACAGAAATATATCTGGTTCAGTTATATACATATCCTATATGCTCTAGAAGGACTAGTCAAGAGAATCTTCAGCAACTTCTGGTTTAAAGTCTTTAGGAATGTTATCATCTAACCACTCTTTTGGTCTCTCTGTAAACTTTCCTTCTTCTCCTAACAGACTAAAATAAGCACATTCCAATCCAATAAGCATACCATACATATACTCATTGCAGTTGTAGTTGCCATTCTGCTTTTGGATGTCAATAAGACCTTTAATCTTTTCAGCTGCTTCTTTCATAATGTTATAGGTAAAGTAGTCTTTGTACCATCATAAGCTACATGGTATACTGGAGTTGCTTCTCTAATAACTCTAACACCACCACAGACATTATCTTCATCTCTAATTGGAACAACTTCACAGTCTGGTCCTTTATATGGAACATAAGCAATGTCTTTTCCAAAATGAGGATCAATGTTTGGAGGTACTGGAACAGTTGGAAGAGTTCTCCAAATGTTTTGATTCTTTATGATCTC